CAATTGCACATTAGGAGCAATAAGTTGTTCAAAGTCTGTGTCGCTTGAAACGATAATATGGTTATCGTCTTTGTGCAATTGAATCCAACGTGCAATGAAATCGTCAGCTTCGCATACAGGATTCTTAAGAACAGTTACGTTAGTCTTAGTACTAATGTATTCGTAGAACTTGTCAAAGGATTCCCAAAACAGTTTTTCTTCTTCTGCTTCTTTAGGAGTTTGTTTAGCACGACCTTCTGCACGATTGGCCTTGTAAGGCTTGTAAACGTCCTTGCGCCAGCTTCGACCCTCGAAACAGAATACAACATGCTTGCCCTGACGATCACGCCATTGACGCAGGACCGAAGCAAGGATAATATGGTAGCTCATTGCAACACGTTCCTCAGGATCACCAGAACGGATCACATGACGGGCACGGAAGAAGAGATTAGCGGCATCAACAATTAAGTAACTCATGTGTGTATTGTAGCAGGTCAACGAATCTTTGTCAACGGAATTTTACGGAATCTGGCAAGAGGTATCGATTCGAGACGCTTCGGAAGGTCCACAGCATCAGGAGGTATTTCTACAACAATTGGATCATTGGGTCTAATTACACCAGACTCTAACACACATGCTTGCACACCAACTTCGTTCATGTTAAACCGCTGATTTGGTTGTACGTTTTCAACACCAATAGCATTTATAAACTTAAAACAAAAATTTCGACGAGCAGTTACCTGTAACTTAGCAGTATTTCCAATGTGTAGTATTGTACCTTTTGGTAAGTTGTCTAAATCAATTCCGCTTGTTAAAATGTTTTCGCCAAGTTGTCCGGGCACAATTAATGTTCTAAAGTCTGTAGAATGCTTATTCAATGTTTCTATGGAAAGCAATACTACTCCGCGGTCAGTACGTTCGAGGGTAAATGCATAATGGCAATCACCAATTACCCCACCCGGCCCCAATGTAATACTATCTTGAACAAATTTTGTTATATTAAATTCACTAAGCGCCCTGCGATCAACGCTGTGTTGCTGTTGCATTAAGGCATTGTCAACTTCTGCAGACTTAACAATATAAGAATTCCTGTCATTTTCCGACATCTGGGTTGCTTTCAATGATACTGCAACAACATAGGCATTCATTGTAAATCCTTTAGAGTATTGCATAGTGTTTTGCTTGCAAGCCCATGCGGCCGCTGTACATATCCTAGCTTTGAATAATTAGTTGGTTGAAATACTATGGTGATATTATCACCTGCGTGTATTGTACCTTCAGCAACTACTTGCCCAATTACACCAATACGATCTATTGGTCGGCCCATAGCATGTTTTTTCCAATAGAAAAATTCTTCAACTGTTGGAAATAAAACATTTGCAAACTTATAGCAGTATGTTCTAAGATGCGTTATTTTAATTTGTGCAGTATCGCCAAATTGAAGTATAGTACCTTGTGACAATCCTTCTAGTCGTTCAATGCCTTCTGTTTGGATGTTCTCTCCAAATTGTCCTGCTTGGATGTTTTTATTGTAAAAATTATTAAGTTCGTTGTATCGCTCTTTGCTTAACAAACTAACTTGATTATACACCGACACATTGTAGAAGTTACCGTCGTTATGTTTTCGTATAACATCTGGCTCAAAATGTCGATCACCAACTACCCCACCTGGCTTGACCGTGATTGATTCTTGTGGAAGTTTTTGAATAGAAGTTTTTCGTAGCTCAGTAAATGCATTACGTAGTTCGTCATCTGGGACTGTTAGTTGCAGGCACCGCTTATGCATTGCAACTTCTAATTTGTTTTGGGCAGTACGCTCTTCTAATCGTAGCTTAGTGCCGGTTGCAATATTAACCGACCCAACTTTCATTGATTGCGAGTACGATTGTTTGTTTGCATGCGGCCAGCATCGGCAACAAAAGATGTTGCGGCATCGCTATCCATACTAACATTACGGCACATGTCAGTGAACCATGCATCAACAATTTCTTCGGCTGTGGCACCTGAATACCCACCACGTTGTAAAAACAATACAAACGCTGGATTCCATTCAAGTTCAAAGTATCCTTGTTTAGGATTATCAGGTGCAAGGTGAGCCTGTACTACATTGACCCAAGGTTCGGGACTGTTACGCATTGACTTTGCAGTCGGCTTCTTCTTGAAAATCTTTTTAATAAATTCAAACATTTCAAATATCCCGTCCAAATACATCTTCTTCTCTCTTGGGTAACTCGGCTAGTACCTTATCCCGCCACTCTGTTGATTCAATGTACCAATTACTGCGCTCATCAGCAGTACGAAAGCAGCCAATGCAAGTGCCGTCTTCGTTTGATACACAGATACCAACGCATGGGTTCGTTAAATTTGCGTGATCATCATTCATTCTTAAATGCCTTAAAAAGCATAGGGATTTGTTTTTCTCTATGCTGTGGTAGTTCTGGTACGAGTTTAATACGTTTATCAACTTCGTTACTATATGTAGTCTTGCACAAGCTACAAGTTTCTTCGGATTGCATAGTTATAAGTTTCCCGTTAGATTTACAAGTATGAGTCCACGTTACCATGATATGCTTATTTGTCAGCTACTTCAAGTTCAGCTACTGTAGTTTTAATTGCTTCTGCAAAATTCAAGGCACTTTGCTTGTTAAGCAACATATGATGCTCTTGCTTATGCACACCTTTAAACAAGATATCATAAACAGCATGCAAACGCTTGCCCCAATCAGACCACACAGGAGTCCATGTTGTTACATAAAAACTAACTTCAACATCAGGAATGTCTCGATCACGCTGGACTTCGATCCACATCTTTGCCGCATGATCGTCTGATGTGCAATCACATTCAACGTTAAAAACTTTGGCATCTCCAAAGTCTTTTTCCAAACTAATACCCTGTGCTGGTGTTTGTGCTTTCATTGGATTTCCTCCTGTGTATCCAGTACCGTACATTACTTACCCCAACCGTTTGACCAAATGTCAACGTGGAGTCGTGGACTGTAACGATAGCCACGTGCTAATGCTTCATCAGCAATATGACGGGTGTTAGAAAAGTACGCCTTGTCGGTACCACCAACAGGCATAACATAAACTTGGCCATGGAAGCCAGCGCCGCGGTATTCCTTAACAGCACGATCGACTTCATTAAAGTCTAGGATGTTATCAATAACAAATTTCAGATACACATGACCACGTTGCTGGTACTCGACAACAACTTCCGGCTTAACTGCATCTTCCCACTTCTCTCCACTTGCACTTAGCTTGGGACTTACGCTAAATGTAATGTTATCTTTTGGCAAGTGATAGTTGTCAGATAAGAAGTCTTTAAACTCTTTATGTAAGTGTTGAGTGCCATTAGTTTCAAATGTTAGATTATGCAGATCCTTCATACGAGGATTGCTTAACAATTCTGGGTAAAGCATTTGCCAACCCAATAGTGGCTCTCCGCCTGTAATAACAAGATGTACATCATTGCCGTTGTCTTGCATCCAATGATTGTTAGGAGTCAAGTCTAGCATTGCATCAATGCTTTGCTCAACAGTGTATGAAGGACTCAAATGCTTAAATGCAGGATGCCATGACGCATAGCTATCGCATCCAGTTTGTGCAAGCGGCAAGTCGTTAAACGTTTTATATAAATGTACTACCTTACCAATATCATCTGGCTCTGTGGTCTTCTCACCAGCAGGCAAGCCAAAGCCCGGGCATTTAAAGTTGCAGCCAAATGTTCTAAAAAACACACTTGGAACGCCTACAAAGCGACCTTCGCCTTGTGCAGAATAGAATACTTCGCTTACTTTAAATTCATTCATAGATATTAGACCATTTCTTTAATTTTTCAACTTTGGCTAACTTAGCGGCTTCGAGACCTGCATCAGTTACAACACCCTTTAATTTTAGCAGATCTACCATAGCAAGTAAATCACCAATTTCGCCTTCTAGGTGTTGTGCATTAGTTAGGGGTTTACCTGGCTTGAAGTTATCCAAACCAAAACGATTACATTTGCTTACTGCTTGCACCACTTCAGCACATTCCTCTGAGAGGATGTTCATAATCTCGTAGAGTTTCTTATCCATTTTTAATTTCCATATGTGGTGCAATATCGTTATCAAAGATTTGGGCCATTTGTTTCCACAATGCCATTGCTTCTTCGTCTGTCATACCAGCACTAAATTTAGTACCGTAATCTTCGGCGCCGCCTTTGCGTAGTCCGTAATCGTGACGCCATGTGTAACACATGCTTGTAATAATTTGTTCTCTTGTTTTCATGGTCTTGGAAAGTCTAATTGAAATACATGGGCTCGTGTGCCCTTTAGTGCTAAAAGCATTTGTTCTTGTTGTGCATCATCAAGGCTAACATAATAGCCTGGGAAGATACCCGACGACGCCGCAGAAGGACTATGTGTCGTCATTGTGCCACTTGTACTAATACTAGCTACAATCCAAACACATAGAGATTCTGGCGGGTCAATTGGCTTCATATATTAAATCTCGCTGTACTCTGTATCTTCTAACTTGTGACGTTCGATTGCTTGTCGCAATGCTTCTTCGACAAATTGGTTAAACGTCATGTCACGCTCATGTGCCATCTTCATGTACTTTAACAACTCATCATCAGTAAAGTCAATTGGCACTTGTACTCGGGTATCGTACTCAGTATCATTTGAGATACCACGAATCTTTTCCAGGATATCTTCTTCAACTTCAATGTCAGTAAAATCAACATTGTCGTATGCGTTTTCAAACACAACACTACGATCAACGCACTCAGCCTTGTATGCTTCTACGTAGTCAGGATGGATCCAACGATACACACGATCGTTAGTGTTGTCCCATGCTTCCAACTCGTAAATCATTTGATTAGTAGTGTCAAACACGCATGACACAGAGTTACCGGATTCAGTTTGCTGTTCTAATCGATGTGTATGATAACCATAAATGGTCCAGCAGTATTCACTGCCTTCGGTAATCTTATAGTTAATTGCTTCTAAAAAAGTTTTCAGTTCCATGTTATACCTCTAATACAATGTTAGGATTCCAGCCACTGTCTTCACTGTAGCCATCGCTTTCGTAACCACGTGGATTACATACTACTCGAGTCTCACCAATCATGTAATCAAACGGATGATGAGTGTGACCATGTGTCCACAGTTTAATCTGTGGATGATCCATAATGAATTCACTCAAGTCGCTGTGGTAGCCACCGTTCATCAAGTATTCATTCTTGTACTGCTCATGCACACTTTGGAAGCTAGGACTGTGATGCCCAACTACAACAAACTTCTTGTCGTGCTGTTCAGCTAGCACACTTCTAAAGTACTGCAATGTACGAGCATGACGACCAACAACATCACGAGCACTCATGCGAGCAAATTCGCGTTTGTCATTGCGAATGATACGGAAGTCGTTCATCATACCTTCAATGGCGTGCATTGTAAGTGGATCGCCTTTGTTCATGTCAGTCCACAATGTGCCGCCAATGAATGTCACATCGTCAATGACCTTAGTGTCACATTCCAAGAAGTAGATGTTGGGAAACCGGGCACATTCTTCGCGCAAGTAGTCAATACCAGCAAAAAACTTGCCATGATAGAATTCATGGTTGCCTGCAACATAAACAACATGCGGGAATTGAAAACTGCAACGCTTTAAGAAGTCGCGGAAGCGAGCAACTCGTTGCATCTTGCGACCAAGGTCAGCTAATGCACCATTACTGTAAGGACTAAAGTCTGCGGCAATATGGTCGTGCAAATCTTGAGCGATCATAATGTCGCCGGATAAGATAAGCACATCGCACTTGTCATTGTTAGTGATGTTGATATCACTAAACTCCAAGTGTAAGTCACTAACTAGTTTGATCTTCATCGCCGCCTTCTAATTTAGCTATTGAGTTAAGTCCATGAATGGGAATGCCATCCTCATCTACTATTGCAAAGTGATCAAACACAAAGCCACAGCCTTTACAGAAATCTTCAAATGCTTGGAGCACATCGTCCAAATTGGCATGTCCATGGTCCATAGCAATATTTCTTATACCATCAGTATAACACAAAACCCAGCGGGGGTCAATAGGGTCTGCGTCCAAACCTCTAATATTTTGTAGTGCTTTTACAACATGTTGCCATGGATCAGTTTTAGCCATTGTTTCTCATTTCGTTATTTAGATCTGTGATGGCACGAATCAGGTCCACATGTAATCCAGACTTGACTAGTGCAGTTTCAAACGTTTGCACATCTTTAGGAAAGCATTTACCCGAGTAGCCAGGAACACCATCAAAGCCAGGAACGGACCAATGGCTTGATCCTAGTCGTCCTTCGTTTTCGAGCATGACTTTGACAATGTTATAGTCTGCGCCAACAGCCTTGCATAACTGCTCAACTTGGTTTGCAAAGATAACCTTCATCGCTAAGAATGTGTTGGTAGATAGTTTTGCTACCATTGCTTCCATTGGATCAGTAATAAATGCTGGTCCTTTGTATTCTGTTAGCAAGTCTGCAAAGGCTTCTGCAGGTTCACCGCCAAGTACAATAAACTTTGGATTAACTGAATCTTCTCTCCAAGTGGCTTCACGGATGTACTCGGGCCATACTAACAAATGCTGGCCCAGTTGTTCAGTGTAATCTTTAATTGCACTCATGCCTAGTGTACTGCGAACAACCACAGTACCTTTAAATCCGTTTGCTAATGCTTCGTTGATAGCATCGCTTACGTTCTTTGTATTGTTTTCTGGTAGTGTCAGTGACTCGTCTAAGTCTGTGTTTACACAAACAATAACATAGTCAGCAGTTGACCAAGCGTCTGTTGGTAGGATTACTTGCTTATATGGATCATTGAATTGAACGTTTGCATTTGGTAAGAACTCTCGTAAAAATAATGCTGTTGATTGTCCAACAATGCCCTTGCCTTGAATAATAATGTTTGTCATGTTAACCTTTGATAATGTACCCTGGGTACTTGTTTATGCTTTGATCAAGTAGCGACTCAAGTCTATCTACATCAACCCAACCTTTAATGACCACAAGTATTTTTCTATACTTGGGATCAAAATCTGCTCCGTGCAAGAAATCTTCATTGTTCCATGCAAATGTATTAGTATCTATCGGAAGTTTGACATAGTGTTTATCCACAAGTGGAACTTCCGTTTGAGGATTGTGTTTGGTAACAGGCGTTAACCAAAATGTTTCTGTTGGGTTTTGATCATCCAACATAATCCTAATTTCAGTAGGGAATCGTAGCACACCATCTAGACTAGGCGGCATGTTTCCATCATAGTGTGCTCGTACTTCACGGTTAGCACTCCATAGCCTAACTGAACGTATTCTATTAAATGGTAGCTGTTCAAATATGGATTTGAGAAACTTAGGTTGCGTAGTAGCTAATGCCGTTGATATTCTAGTATTCCAAGCAGCCTTGGATAGTAGCGTAGCATCCTCATACATTGCTAATCCTTCCCATTGGGTAAAGGACATAACAGGAGCATCTTTACCTAACGCACCACGATCAATATGCTGACGATCAACAGGGACTACTTGATCGTTCCATATACGCCAGAACGCTTCTGTATTATCTAACTCAAACTTGGGCAGTGCTAATGGCAACGCACCAACGCCAGCATATTTTTCTACTAGCTTTGGTACGCTGTCTAGTTTGATTAGATTGATCAAACTCATTCTTCTAATAGATGACGTTTATCTTTGATTGCTTTAAACTCTTCGGCTTCGGGCAACGGATTTTTCTTTTTGTTGATAACTGGCCATCCAACTGCCAAACGAGCATTGATATCAGTCCAAAACACATCCTTAACTTCGTGTCCGGGCACAATAGCATCAACTGGACATTCTGGAACACACACGGCACAGTCAATGCAGTTGTCGGGATCAATAACTAAAAAGTTAGGACCTTCTTTAAAACAATCAACAGGACAAACTTCTACACAATCAGTGTACTTGCATTTAATGCAACTTTCAGTGACTACAAATGTCATTTTAAATTTTCCAATTCGATTCGATATATTCTTTATTCTCTGGCTTATTGCCAGTGAGACCTAACATGCTACGATAGGCTTGCCATGCTTCTTGTACCATAGGATCTTGATGTCCGCCTGTAGGTAGCAAGTCGGCCCATACACAATCCTCGGGCATCATATTTCTATATGTGCCAAAGTTACGAGGTTGGTGAATTTTGCCTTCGCGAAACAAGATACTTGCTACGCCATGACATGCGGCTTCGTCTAGTCCCAACAAGTAGTTATCCCGCCACATATACTCGGCAACAATACCATCCAATTGTTCTTGTGTGGTAAAGCGAGTACCAGACACAATTACAACAACATCATCTTGTTCCACTGTTCCATTGACAATGTCACGGATACAACGACCTAAACTAAATCCTACTTTCATGTGTCCCTACTCCAAAAAGATTCCCAAGGAAAGTCAATCCAAACATCGCGTTCAAGTTTGTTGATAGCAAACCCATAATAATCGCTGTACTCTTTGCTACTTTCGTTCTCAACAAGACTTGCCCAACGAACACTATTATGCCAGAATTTGTCAACAAAGTCAACCTCTATTCCTGCCACACTAGAGGCCCAGTCTGCCTTGAGCCATTCTTGTGTTGAGCCTTGATCATTAATGTCGTCTACTAACAGTATTTTCTTGCCCTCAATAACTTCATCTGGTGCCCATAGCAACGACTCAGTATCTGGTTGATCACGCAACGATACCTTAACAGTTGTATGTGGTACAGCAAGGTAATGACTAAGCATAATACTAGCGGCAAGACCTCCACGATCAACACCAATGATCAAGTCTGGGCGCCAACTGTCTAGTTGCATATTACGAGCGATGGTCTGCACATGCCATTCGACATCATGCCAAGAAAGTGATAGTTTATTCATCAGTATCGGGTCCGCTTAGTAGTCGTTCCATTGCTTTGTACTCATTGTACAGTTCCTTAAGCATAGGATACTTTTCGTGCATTTCAAAGTTAGGTGCCAAGATAAGCAAACGCTTTTTAAGTGTTTCCATCATGTCAGCAAGTTCATCTAGATCAATTGTGCTCTTAGCTGTAGTAATAGTTGTTTTACCATAGTTGGTAGTGCCAGCATTGAGTGAGTCTCCACTGCTAAACGATATGCTACTGCCGTTTGCCCAACTACTTGGTCCAATGGTTATGTTGCCAAGATCGATAGCAGTAGTGTCGTTCATAATGTACGTATCACTAGCGCCAATGGCACCAATCTCTTGTGCAATAACACCAACAGACATGTTAGACTCGTCCCATTTAAACTCAACAGGATCTATACTTGATAGCACATCTTTTAGTTTGTCTTTATCGCTATCATCCATTACTTGATTCCTTTATATATAGGGAAACTGTAAGCAGGGTCAGCATACAGATTTTTCATGAATCTAATTTCCATTCTTGTTTTGCCTCTGTAAATTTTAATTTGTGCAAACTTTGGATCAATTAAACAATTAATAGTCATTGACGCTTGAGTAGCCTCAAAGAACGCTGGATCGTATGTGAGTTCAGTTTCTTGTACTTTAAACCCAATCAGGGAACATTGTAAAGTTTCTTTGTTACGAATAATAGCTAACAGATAGTATTGCTTAACTGACTTTATTTTTTTAATCCAGCCTTCGACTAACAATTTCCATAATGACTCTTTGTCAAATCCTAAGTAGAAGCTAGCAGTATCAGATGTTAATAAGGCTTGATATATGCTGGCTTCTGTTGTCTGATTACCAGATTGCTGGAGGGCCTTAACATCAATAAATGCATCTTCGCCTATGCGTACATCAGCAATGCCTTTGCCAGCACCGCACCATTTTGAACCTGGAATACTATCTGTTACTATATATTCCCATATTTCTTTTCCCATGCTAGGGGGACGACCTTGGTCAATGTATTTTCGCAATGGTTCGAGAACTTTTTCAACTTCGGTATGAAATGTATCAGCAAATGTTGGCCCAACAAGTTGCTGAATTTCCTCGACAGTCATTGGGACCAGGCAGTAGGTCATCGTGGAGCAAAGTCTTGTTGGAGTTTGATGTTGTCAAAAAACTCTTTCTTTGTACTTTGATCACTTTGGAAAGCACCTTTGAGTACTGTAGTCTGTGTCAATGACGAGTGTGCCATAATGCCACGGTTCTCACAGCATCCGTGTACAGCTTGCACATAAACACCTACGTCTTTTGCGTCTGTGGCTTTTTGGATTTCCCTAGCAATGTCATTAGCAAGTTCCTCCTGGAGAGTACCACGTCTTGCACACCACTGGGCGATGCGTGTGTACTTGGAGAGTCCGATAAGTTTCTCAGCCGCAATAATGCCAATATAAGCAACGCCACTAACGGGTTGGTGATGATGGCTACACATACTGCGAAGCTCACTACGAACAACCAACATACCTTCATAACGGTCCGCCGAGTCGTTTGGAAATGCTGTTGCGTCTGGTGCTGGGTCATATCGTCCTGCCATGATTTCATTGTAGTACATCTTGGCAAGTCGTCTTGCAGTACCTTTAGAGTTTGGATCTGTTTCGCGATCAATAAGCAAAGTGTCTAGCACTTGTTCGAACGCGACTGTAGCTTCATTGATTAGTTGATCCTTTTCAACATCGCTGATGTATTCGCTAATGTTGTCGCCTGCCCAAAAACGTTTGTTATCTTGTTTAAGGCGATTGCGGATAACTTGGCTAAGTGGCTTGCCGTCTTCTTCTTTATAATGTAGTTCTGTCAATTTTGTTTTCTCCGAGTTAATGACGTGGATGTCATATTGTTTATTGTAGCATCTATTTAGGAATAAAGCAATACTTCACTTGGCCAAGTTAGCAAATAAAGCATTAAATCTTCTGGCTTTTTAAAGTGGACCATAATGGTAATATCAAACATCTCATGTGAGTGTTTAGCTGATTCTACCTTTGACAATTTGCGCCAGTTAAATGGATCACCCTTATAGTCGGTTGCTGTCCAACGATTCTTGCAGTTATCAATCAACCACCGCCTTATGTCCTTTAGTGTGTACAATGTGGCGGCAGTCTTTGCTGAATAGAACTTATCCTTTGTTAGCGTTAGCATAGAACTCACTCTTACGTAAGTCGTCCCAGCCGCCAACAAGATTTCCATCAATGATAATTTGGGGAACAGTTCGGGCAGTTGGCACTGCTTCTAATAACTTTTCACGAGTAAAGCCATTGTGGCCTACCTTGTGTTCTGTAAAGGTAAACCCTTTGCTACTTAACCATGCTTTTGCTTGGTCGCAATAAGGACAGTGGTCCTTACTATAAACTACGATTGTTGTCATATTCCTGCTCCGTTATCAAATAATTGTTCTTCGTATTTCTTTAATGCTTCTTGATACTGTTCTTCAGCCAAGCCATGCCAGCTGATACACTTGCCGTTGGGACTGCGACCACAACCGCACTTGCCAAATTCTTCTGGATTTTCTCTTACTCGTATTTGCATATTATGCCTTTGATGTGTCGTATGTTTGTGCGAAGATATCTTTCTTCACCGCACCATAGTCGCCTGCGCCATGACGTACAATGTAGTCATTACCAGCAGTATAGTTTAGGTCGCCCCATGACGTATGGATAACACCATCATGGTCAGCAAGTTTAGCAATCTTCATAATCTTCTTAGGAGTAGCAACGCCATTACCTAAGTCATCTTTGAGACTGTGAAACTTTTCTGGTGTAATAGGATACTGCTCACCTTTGGGACCAGTTATAATATAATGACCAGCTTCGTACTGTACAGGACCTTCTAAAGTCTGTACAGTTCCTGCTTGTTGAGCAACTTCATACTTTTCCTGCGCTGGCTTCTTAAATGTTTCAAAGCTACCAGACTTGAACCAAGCATCATTAATGCCGTTTTCTAGTTCATTTATTTTCATTGTTATCCTTTTGTGCTTCGGCTTCGTATACTCGTCGGCGCAAGTTGCTAGAGCTAAAACTATGATCCCTACCGTTAAAGTATAAATCGATGCCTCGCTTGTGACAAATTTCTCGACCAGTAAACTCTTTACCTTCGTACTCTACTCCAAGTATACGCACATTGATAGGCAAAGTCAACAGCAAGTCTTCAAGATCTTTTTCAGTATTGTAAACCCAGACTTCGTCAACATAGCGACTGCCTTTGAGTTGCATTTGTCTTTCGACAATGCTTTGTACTGGTTTATTTTTTGTAGCACGATCTAGCGTAGGATCGTTTTGCAATCCACAAATTAGATAGTCGCACTGTGTCTTGGCTTCTTGTAGCATAGACACATGGCCTGCATGAAGCAAGTCAAATGTAGAACAAGTAAAACCAACCTTCATGCTCTACCTCTATACTCTGCAGAGTTGTACCATGACCATGCCGTCTTTACAATGTTATCAATTGAACTGTTGGCAGGAGTCCAACCAATAGTCTTCTTTGCTTTGTCGGCATAGGCAACTAATGTAGCCGGGTCACCTGGACGTGAAGGACCTTTATGCACCAATACAGTACGTCCGGTAATACGTTCGACAGAGTTAATAACTTCTGTAATGCTTACGCCTTTGCCTGAACCAAGATTGAGTTCAATTGAAGTGCCCTTATCGGCTGCTTCGCCCCACTTGGTAGCTAGGTAATGTGCCTCGGCAATATCTTCTACATGCAAGTAGTCACGAACACACGTACCATCAGCTGTAGGATAGTCGGCACCATTCAACGTGAACACACCTTTGTTGACAATAGTCTCCATGATGCGAGCAATTACATGTGTTGCGGCTTTCAACTGTCCATGACGAACCTTTGAGTCGGCACCGCATGCGTTGAAGTAGCGCAAGGCTACAGTTTTAAAACCATATCCTTTTGCACAATCACGAAGCACTTGTTCGGCCATTAGCTTGCTTTGACCATATGGACTAATAGGAAGTGTTGGGCTATACTCAGTAAGTGTATTAACAGTGGGCTCGCCATACACTGCGGCACTAGATGAAAACACAACAGTCTTGTGCCATCCACGTTCAGCTAACGAAGCTAGCAACTTTGCAGTGTTGCCTACATTGTTAGCATAGTATGGACCCGGGTCTGTAATACTAGGTCCCACTAAACTTGTACCAGCGATATGAATAAGTGCAACTGGGTTCTTATCAATGAAAGAATTAATAAACATTGCGTTATTAAAGTCTCCTTTAATAACTTGATCTAGTTGCTCTGTAATCCACGGAGCAGTAGCATTACGATCTACTCCCAGGACTTTGTATCCAAGGTCTTTAAATCGTAATGCAGTTTGCCCGCCAATATAACCATTGCAACCTGTAATGGCGACCCATTTATCTGTCATAATTTATACTTTGCTCCTGCAACATGATCGCGGTAACGATTGCCTGCACGATTCCACTGAGCGGCTTTACATTCCATGCCACCTTCTGCAACTGTGCCAGCAGTTTCCATAATGTCGCAAATGCGATCAATGGTACCATTGTTCCAATCACTAATCTTGCCCATAGCAGGATGTGGAGCTTTTAACAATGTTGTCAATTTGTCAAACGCATCTTGTTGGCTCCATGGCACGTACATTCTTGTGTGATCGTTTGCAAACGTTTCTGGAAAGCTACGATACGCAGGGTACAATACATTACAGCCTAATGTGTCTGCTTCGCTTACTGTATTGCTTACCCAGTCTTGCAACGCACAATTGAACAGCACCTTACTGTCATTAACAATATTGTAGTACTCATTCTTTTGCAGATCCTTGTAGATCTTTAGCATGCCACGTTCTTCTAACTGCGCCGCACGTTCAAGGTACTTAGGGTTATTACTACGCAACGGACCACCACTTAGCACTGCAAACTCAACCTTGGGCATGTTAGTACGATGCCATGCTTCGATCAAGTCCATAAAGAAGTCTGGTTGCTTCTCTTGGTCAAACCTTGCGGCAAATACAACTCTGTCGGCACGTTCAGCCCAAGGCTTAACTTGATTGTTTACACGAGCAAGTACTTCTTCTTTGCCAAATGCTAAACCACTGATGTTATAGATAGGTGCTTCGTATCCTGCAATACGCATGTGAGCAACCATTTCTTCATTGGTGGCTAATACAGTAGCAAACTCATTGACCATCTTTTCATACAAGCTCATCCACTTGCCCATACCCCATACATGAACAAAGTCATCGGGGTCAATAGCTTGTGCAAGGCAACGTACAAAAACACGGGGACGTTGGTGGTGAGGAATCTGATCCATAATGTATGGAAGGGATTCAATACCAGGTTGGAACATATCTTCAAAGTAGACAACGTCTTCACCTGTGACCTCACCACTACGCATCATTTGAACTAAGTTCATCATTTGACTCATACCAAAGAAGCTTCGGCCATGTGCGTCTAACACTTGTCCCACTGAGATTGCTTTGGTGTTGTCAATAGTCTGTCCAGGCACTACAACATAGTCAATGCCACGGCGGCGAAATACACTCTCGTTCCATTGCTGGAGTTGGAGAGTGTATCGCCCTTCATATGGCTCAAGGCCCATATAGAAGAGCTTACGCATTAGACTTCCTCTGTGAAGCGGTCTAAGCGTTTTGGCATGCAACACATACCATCTGCACTATGCACAGTTTCCTGGCACCATGCGCTCTTGTACAATCCAACGTGGATCTTAAGAGCCTTGCTTGCGCGATCGCGCCCGCTTTGGATATTAACCGTATATGTAAAGCTACGGTCACCGCTTGCTTCGTGTGTACGAAGTTCTGGGGTATCAATAGAGTATGAGAAGATCATACCGCTCTTGCACAAATCAGTTAGATACTGATTGTAGAAATCTAGTGGCAAGTGCCCTAGGTCTGCGTTCAACACGCCATCATACAACTCGCTGATCTTTAACAGATCAAACTTGATGTGGTTGATGTTTAAACCAGCACGACGAGGTTGGTACTGGTTGTTGTTATTGTAACCACGCTGTTCACGTGGGCCACGGTTGTCGCGATTACCGCGATCGTTAAACTTAACGTGATTGTTAAGCGTACTGTTTGAGGCATCCATTTTCGCCATCCTCCGAAACTTCAATCCAAATTTTACGATCTGTATACTTTGATGAGATTTGACCATATAGATCATCTGCCATCATTTCACAGGACTTATAATCCAATGCTAACGTTCCTTGGTTATATAAATTTTCCAACCAACGCTTGAACTGAATAAACTCAACATCCCTATCGTCATGAAAGACTTCGAGATACACTTTAAAGTGGAACATGTGTCGATGAGGATGACCCAAAAAGGAAACATCATACTCGTCACCTGTTGCCAACTTAGGATCCGTAAGTGCCGCCGGATACCTATGCACTCCTTCCTTACGAAAGGTAACCCAAATCATGTCTTGTGACATGTTACTCCTTAGTCAATGTAGTTATTGGCTTTTAAGTATACCCACATCTTCCAGTCGATAGCTTGGAGATGCTTCAATACTGTATCCAACTTTTCATTAAGTTCTTCTACAGTTGGAGCTGTTGCACCTTCTGCAACTGCCTTGCCTGGGACTGGCTTCTTTGTTGGCTTATTAAAGCTACCAACTTTAACTTCATCATCGCTCATTTTGTTTCCTTAGTTTACAGGGTTATCGCCTACATAGGCATGCCAAGGTGTAAATGTGTCTCTATCCATAAGGTCATGTAAAGCATGACACCATACACCAGGGTTTGTTGCATTAAAATCCTTATCGTCGATTTTAATTGTTGTATTGTAGTTAAGCAATTTCGTATAAGGTAGTTTGACCGAAATCATTGGGATAACACGATTATCTTCACTTGCAAGACTTTCTAAGAAGCCTTCAACCTGAGCTGAGGTAAAGTCTACTGTAACATAATCAACTTTACCAGACTCTAATACACCTTCAATCATTCTATCCCACTCTCGCCATCCATCATGGTCATCATTTGCTAAATTATGTAAGCTCATATTAGCACCAATATAAACGTGCTGTGACTTTGAGTTTAACACATTAGCAATGATTGTGTCAACCGGTTGAAGTCCAACTACAAACAAGGTCCGCATACCTTTAGCAGGAGAGTTTTCAACTTCTACTCCTGTAAAGAAATCCGGTGCAACACGTTCAATCGTCATTGTCAAGGTCTCCTTCAAGGTCCATTAACTTTTCATTGTCCAAACTTGCCATGTCATCATCATCTGGTACTTCTTCTGCTGTATCAAAGATATCATTGCTTTTGGCCTTACGGGCCGCCTCAACGCCACCAAAGCTAATTGAGTTCAAGAACGTTGTATTGTCCGAAATCATTTGACGCTTGTCTACCATTGGCGTAGCTGGATCAAATAACACTTCTACAAAGTTGTTAAAGTAAAGGATGTCGTTTGGAATAAACTCACTTAGGTTAGGAGCCTTCTTACCGTATCCTGTTGCATCACGATAATCTACGTTGGGGTTACGAGCATACTCAATATCAGCTAAACGCAATGTTTCCTGTACTGCTTGGATATGGTTGTAAACGTTATGAGCCATGATAAACAAGTAAGACAAAGTATCCCAACTTGTTTTACCAACCTTACCATTCTTATTTGGATCGTTAGGACCAAGATAACAAATGTCGCCGGCTACCAATCGTTCCATGATAGGTCCTTGGTGCGGCATTTCCAACTTAGAGTTTTTTAACGCCTTGTTATCAACACTCTTACTCATAGAGTAAGTTAGCTTGTTAGGAGTAAAGTAGTTGTAATTGTAAGACAATGCATAACCACCTGCCGCAACAAACGGACTTGCCGCGTCAAAGCTAATGTTAATGTTAGGATTGTAATGCTTTTGCAATTGTCGCTTGATACTAGTCAAATAACAAGCCCACTTTAGACGACCAATACCTAGAAAGTGAATCCAATCTTTATCAGAGATCAAATCATCTTCAATTAAGTCGAGCAAGCGGTTCAATACACTAGGCATGTGCTTCATGTTAATACCAGCAAACGCCCAACCTTCGAGTGTGCGATCTTTAGAGTAGCCCATTTCTTCAACAGATTCTGGCTTGCTAAAGTGTTTGATAGTGTCGTACCATAGTTTAGAGTTATCTGGTGTACTACCAGAGATAACGTTCAAGAACTTAGTAGCACCTGGCACACGATGCTTCATAAAGTAATGAAGATTGTGTACTGAAATGTCTAGTGTATCTTCGAACTTGGTCAACCCAGTCTTGGCACTTAGAGGTGGTACTGCGGCAAACGCAGGAACGTCAAGTGTCATGGACCAGTCTGAAGTATGCTCTAAGTAGCGTAAAATTTCTTCACGGAACTTGTCACCTTCTGCACCTTTGATGTTCTTCCAATCCATCTTGATAACACCAGTTGCCAATTGGAAACCAGAGCTATCACCTACAATGATTGTTTTGTTACGATCACGTTTGTGAATCATTGGCTCTTTGTCATCACAACGAGTCAAGTTGCGATCAGCATGTCCTGCAGAGTACAATGCTACGCCATAATGATAGTAAGAGTTTTCGGGATCAAGAAAGTTTACGCCTTCAATTCCCTTTTCAAATTTAGCTGGCGCACGACCTGGCGGTACAAAGTTAGGGTCGCTAGCAATCTTACCTAGCGTCTTAGTGTAGAAACCACTAATGGCTGGCAAGTAGAAGGCATAATTGCCTTCCATTGCTTTTTTAGTTAAGTCGATGCTCATTGCTGTGCAATTACTAGGTATTCGTATGCAATAACGCCAGAGTCGAATTCGATCTTGGCAACTTTTTCTGAGATACTAATAACAGGAGTACCTTGGCTTGCTGTCTTTAAGGCAAGCAACAAACTTTGAATAGGAAGTGTCACTGGACGCTTTAGTGTCTGTGTAGTATCTGCAAACACAAACTTACCTGAGTGGCCGCCACCAGCCGAGCCACCAAACGTAAAGATCAACTTGCCGTTATCTGTACTTGCTACCAAGTTAGGATCAATGCTGGCATACAAGCCTGCACGTTGGCTAAGTTCGCTAATCTTATTAGCGGCTGGCTTAACAACCACATCCCATGTAGTACCCTTGAATGAACGGCTCTTGGTCTTCATCAAGTTAGTAGGAGTTAAACGATACTCGTCTTTGTTTCCATCAACGCCACTGAACGCCAAGCGATCAATCTCACTCTTGTTGTTTGTACCAGTTGCTACTTTGCTATCTTCGCTACGATACAAGCCGCTTAGACCTACTAGGAAGCCCAAGTTAAGCATACCAAACGCATCTGGCAGTTCATCTACTTTGGACTTGCTGTTAGCAAGAACAGTAATAGTAGAGTCCTCGGGATACGCTGTAAACTTAGTAGTATCAGCGTCCTGTTCAACTAGGATCTCGTCAAAGGTTCCTAGACTTGCGATGTTTTTTGCTACATCAAGCACAATATCTTTTAGCATTGTTGTGGTTCTCCAGTTATGTTACAATTATAGTTTAAAAAGTTTTTAAAGTCAAGGGATTTAGGAAAACAAGTCATCCAAAAATCCTCTATCCTTACTTAGATTTAGGTCCCAGTTAAGTACACCCAAAAGGTTATCAATCTTGGAGTCGATGATCTTTTCTTCCATCGCACCATGATCAAATGGTAGCTCCTTGAACCAGTCTGGCAGGTTCATCTCATCAATTGGATAAGCAATTGAATTGATTTGAAGCGGATTGTTCTTTAGCTTACACACAATAGCTTTCTGGCCATCAGTGATGTCCATACTACGTCTATCGCCATAGGCTTCTTTAATACGATTCCAGTTAATAGCCGCCATAGCATGTCCTACACCACACTTGCCTGTTTTCTTGTATGTGTCTGTATGCTTAGTTAGATTGTTAACACGCTTAGGTGTGCCCTTTTCCCAGCCTGGACGACTCTTAAACTCCTCACGGAACTGTTTGACACGAGCCATGACTGTTTCCATGCTTGCACCTTCTAGTGTCATAGTAAGTGCTTCTTCTAAGAAACGTTGCATAAACTCTGGAGTATCGGCTCGCTTCATATCAAGACCCATGGCTTTAAGTTCGCCCTTAGATCCGTCCTTATCTTTGCGCTTGCCTTCCTTATCTGTAATAAGAACAGCATAACGCTTTTTGGTCATATAAATGCCTTTGGATGCAACTACTTCTCGACCTGCTTTGATAATCTCGCCTTGACTTGCTGGAGCATTAAAAGCACGATTCATAAAGGCCGGGAACGTGCCGTTTACTTGATCAGAGATAGCATCATACAATTCAATAATCTTATCCACTGTCCAATCAATCTCACCACGTTCAATTTGTTCTTTGAACACTGGTACAGCCGAGAAGTAAACAGAGTCAGTGTCGCCATAGATAATAGCTTTACCCATATGATCGTATTCACCAGTTAAGCAATCATTTACTTGACTTGCCATGTGGCGTGCAACAAGACGTCCGCATAGTGTGGTACTCTGTCCAAGTCGTTGATCAAAGAATCGACTGCCTGCGTTCAACAACGCACCATAAGCAGAGTTCAAGTTAATCTTCTTAACCAGCTGGCGCTTGTCCCAGAAGTCGTACATGTCTGTACCATATGCTTCTTTGGCCTTTGCTTGCAATTCCTTACGTTCAGCATACCAACGTTCCAGCAAGCCTGGAATAACACCTTTGGTGTCATACTTGAAGATGGTACCATTGCCACTAATCATAAGTGGTTGGCCACCGTGGAACACATAGTCATACACTTGTGCCGAACTCATTTGTGTACTTGTACCATCTGTCCAGTCAATGATCTCAGTTTGACCAATGTCGCGGTTCATTACAGATTCGTATTCAAAGCAAGCAAACTTACCTTCCCAGAATTCTGCAATGCCCTTACCTTCTGCAATAAACTCGTCAATACCAGCTAGTGTGCGAGTCTGGCGTACTTGTCCAATAATAGTCTCGGGACTCATATTCAACGCACGGATCAGCGATGGATACAGTGAGTTAATGTCCATGGAGCCAATCCAGTCATGCATACCTGCTTTAGGTACTGCAACATACGCACCAGCAGCCGCATTGTCTTTTGAATCTTCACTACGACGAGGACGGTCTGGTACCACCATGTTAAGGCGGTGAGCTTCATTGATAACAGCTTGGTCAGTCACAGCAACTGCACCTAACGTGCCACGAAGCGTGACAGTGTTTGCATGGCTAATCAGATTAGTAAGTTCAATAAACTTTAACTTGTCGTCTAGTTTCTTAAGCAATACAACGTCTTGTCTGTTATAAGCAACAAACTTTTCAAAGTCGTTGTTGTATAGTTGATCCAACGTGCCTTCATAGTGGATCTTGTTTTCACCTAGTTCAATTTCACCAACATAGTCCAGTCGATAGCTTGGAAGTTCGTGATAGTTATACTTGCGATACAGTTCAAGATAGTCAAGGTGGACACGACCAATAGGATCAAATGTTTCTAGAGTTTTGCCGTACTTTTCATACTCACGCTTCTTGGGATACTGATCCCACAAACAAATGCGACGAGTTTGGTCTTTGCCCAACACACGAGTAATGCGGTTAGTGGTGTACGGAATATCAAAGCCTTCTGAGTTCCAACCACTTAGTATGTCAGCGTCTTCGATCAGCTCGAGCCACATGTCGAGCATTTCCTTTTCGCTGTTGCATAAGATAGTGTTGTCAAACTTGGCACAAATTTCTTTGGCAACTTCAACACTCATGCCATCGGGCTTTAGGCAAAGAGTAATGTTGACATCCATCCATGTCAAGTATGTGGTAATGGCTGTGATATAGTTGAATGGATCCTCAGGTGGAGCAAAGCCCTTTACCTTGTCGTAAGATACCTCAATGTCGAAAAAGGCAACGTGAAGGTTAGGCGCATCTTGGCCTCCATACACTTCTTCCAAGCAACGGTTAAGCGGCTTGTAATCGCTTTCGCATAGTTTTCTGTTGCTGTAGATTCTACGCTCTTTGTCAAATGCCGCGGCATTGCCAAGGATGACTCTGCTAACTCGGTCGCCAGCAATGTTAGTAAACTTACCTTTAGAGTCAGGATAGTAAAATACGTACTTGGCAGGATACTGTTTGAGTACCCTCTTACCATCAACACGTTCTACAACGTGGATGATCTCTTTCTTTTTATCGTGATATGCGTCAATGAACATGTATTATGTATTTCTCTTTAGTAGAAGTGTCTAGCCAGTGCTTCACGTAGCCGTTCATCATCTACTTTAATTTCTAGTTCTTTGAGGGTATTGGATAGCACATGCTCTAAGTCTTCAAAGCGGTAAATGGCATTGTGTAGGCCCAAAAATCCAGCATGTTGGGCGGCGGCATAAGCCTCTGGTCCCCAGCCAAAAGTATCATATAAGATACCACGATAGCTACGACCCTCATCAAGTTCGCCCCGTGCTAACTTTTCAACCACTGCACAAAATGCCCATAGCTGTTCTTCTGGTTCAAGGCTTGAGTAATATGAATTGGCCATTTGTTGCCACTCGTCTGCGGCTTTGGCAAATTCTCTGCCAGACTCATGTAATGCATCCATTACTTCTTGTTTTTTGATTTCTTCCATATGTTAGTATAGCATTATTGTTTAAGATTGTCAAGCATCTCGTCCTGTGCTTGTTGGTGCCATTCCTTCATCCAAGGACTATGATCACATTCGCGCACATGAGCCATTATACGTTTGCGACCTGCGCCTTCGACTGCCTCACCAAGAAAGAAGTGCAGTATCACACGACCATGATGTTTAATTTCAATAATCATAGGATCATGCTTTGCGTTATCCCATGTAAATTCTTCGTACATATTAACTCCAAGTTAGTTTAAAAAGCGCCGCCTCGTTTTTGTTTTCGAAGACCCATGTGTTAGCACGATGCTTCCAATGATGCTTGCATTCATTGTGTAGCCAATTGTTCATATCAAGTGTAATGCCAGAAGCAAAGAACTTTGGAAGTTCAACCTTTGTCCAACCAACTGCAACCATCATATCTGTCAACAGTTCCCAATTGATTTCCTCTGCTAGGATCTTTGCCATTTGATCAGCATACTGCTCTTCCATGACCTGTGTTGCAGTTTTGTTCATATTATTGTCCGATTACATCAAACATATCAGCATACTCGCTTTTGGCCCATTGCCCATTGTCCCCGCCGTAGTGCCAAATACAACGTCGATAGATAGTTCTAAGCCATACACGCTCACCTGATTTGGTCTTAACAGGTCGCCAAGCAAACCAAAGCCGCCATGGTTCAATTTCAACCTTACGCCAGATGTTGCCATCTGTTGTAACAGAATCTGGTGCTGTATTGTAGTTCATGCGCCCCACCTCAACATAAAAAATGCACGATCATTGGTGTCCTTGATGCGCCAAATGTTGACGCCCCAGATAGAAGCCGCCCAAGTTGATCCTTCAATATTCGATGCCAATGCGGCTTCAATACCATTTTCATTGCACCATTCTTTAACTTTTATACGATACTTTGCAGGCACTTCAACATCACGCTCGTCGCTTATGAGTTTCATCCCGTTGCGTTCTCTAAAGACTTTCATTCCCATTATGACCACCTTAGTTTACACATTATAGCATGTTCAATTTCGTCAAACACAATAATAGCACGAGTGCCTTGTGCATGAACTTTAAGTTCATATTTGCTTCGATCCCATTCAACAAGTTCATCAAGCCAGTCTCGCAGTTCTATAACTTCTGCTGTACGTGCATCAATATCAAACAGGGTATGTTCTTTTAGTTTAATGCGAACTATCATATGGCGGGGCTATTGGTCGCTTCGTGCAATACTCGCAGTTGGCATCATCACACTTATCTTCTAGCCACTTGTTGCATGTTTCGCAATAGTACGAATCGTACTCTTCCGAATAGTTTTTCTTGCAGTCTTCTTTACAATCCATTATTCACCCCATGACAATTTAAGGTACGTGTATAGTTCTTCGTGTATGTCAAACACGTTTCTGTGCAACATCCACTTACTGTCAATATGGTCAAACCACTCTTTGTTTTCAACCCCGTGTTCGCGTACCCATATAGATACATCCTTGCGGCAACTAACAGTGTACCATGTTGCTCCATCAACAGTTGCTTGATCTAAAACTTCAAAGTTCCCTTCACCCATATGGGAAATACTCCATTGCTGTTGGACGGCAGTTTTGACTATCATACAGTCACTAGTGCAACAAGTCCAACATAAGTCAAGGCGTGCAGGAATTGATCCAAGCCCAACAGCCACCAAAATTGTTCGTGTGTGTTTGCACCCCAGCCGTACTTTTTGTTGATGTTCATCTTGGCCCAATCAATGTGGTAGTGAACCAGCATGTCAATTAGACCTAGGTAAATGGCTGCAACAGGAGCGTACCACATAAAACACAATGCTGTGAAAATGCCATGTAAGCCCGAGTGCAGTATGCCTCCAGGGTGTCCGTATGTACCTTTGTTCATCCACTGGTATGGTTTTTGTAGCGGAAAATCTACTACAAAATGTTTAGTAAAAAGAAATGCAATTAGGATCAATGTATCATTCATGGTTAGCTCCACATTAGTTTTGCAATTATAGCACACTCTTGATGCTTTTGCCTAATCTTTATTGTAAGCCGGTTGTCCGTTGCGTCTCGGTCCGCCATACCCCAATCCCAATCCCATTTTTGTCGGCCCACATTGGCTTCCATCCAGGGCCTATAGTGATCGTTTGGATCAGTTGATTCTGTTGACACTTTTGATCCATCTGGATCTTCGTATAGAGTTACCCAACCAACGGGCCACTTTACGTTGATAATAACACCTGGCATAAATCGCCACCAAAGTTTTTCACGCAGATTCATACCACATGGGAAATGCACACCGTTAGGTAGTGTAAACAGCTTTTTTATTTCTAATATACTCATGCCCATGTCAGCGCAAACAGCGCCGCCTCTTCGTCACATTCAAATTGAATAAACTTTTCTTCTAAGTAGCCGGGACTGTGATAGTAAGGGTGCTTGCAGTTTTCTTTGAGCCATTCGTTTACCTTATAGTCTTTATAACTTATTTGCCACTGTGCTTGTACACCATCTACTGTTTTAGCATACGTAACTTTGTGCAACACTGGAAACTGTACTCCCGGCCATGCATCGTTTGTTTTATAAGTTACTGTCATGACCATCTCAATATAAACATTGCGGCATCTTCTTGCTCGCGAAACCAAAACTTTGCGTTATTAACATACCAACGATGGCAAACACCTTGTTCGCCCCACACATCACCAGCAACACCATACTGCTCCACACACCATTCTATCATTTCATGCCAAGTTTGATTCTCCCAGTTGGGAGTATACCCTTCTGGCTTTAGTGTGTAATAGCGAGCGCCATGATGTCGTCCTGGTTCTCGTATGATAACTCGTTGTGTCATTGACCCCATTGCAGTTTAAAAATAAAATAGTCTTCGTCGTCTTGAAAAGCAAAGAACCAATGGTCTCCTCCGCCTAGTTCATTTACTTCCCATTGGTTGGCAGTACTTGGCGCTTTCATTACACGATGGCAATCATACCGCCACTTGCCTTGCAAGTGTTCCTCACACCATTCGCATATAACATGGAACCCATCGCGATAGCCACCGGGCCCATAATCATATATTCTTTTATAAACAAAGTTTTCGTAGTTTTCAAAACAATGAATATGCTTGTAGCCTTGATAGTAGTTTCTTATTTGAGAGGCACGCGGCACATGGTCTGGATCGTACTTGCGTTCGTACTCTTTGCGATTGCGGCAATGATGCTTTTTTAGAAAGCGGTCTTCTTTCCAAGCCGCGTACCTAGCTTTGATATCGAGCATTAGGGTCATATGTAATCAAATCAAAAGCAGTTGCATATTGTACATGCGGCTCCATGAGAAACCCTGCACCCCACGATACCCACACCTTGCGCTTAAAAAGTTTTTCGCGCCACACGTATTCTCCGTAGATGGTTTTGACTGGCCACCAGGCATACACTTCGCGCCATGGATAGCAATCGCAACCATCTGTAATAATAGTGTAATCCACAGGACTCCAATTATCAGGTAAAAACTTTGCGGCGCCGTTATAACTCATAACCAAGCGAGCTTAAACAACATAGCATCTTCTTCGTTGCCAAAGAAGTAATCAATTTTAGTATTGTCGTAGCTGTTATACCCGTCCATGTGTACATCATTGCTGATATAACTAGGACAATTTTCTTTGGCCCAGTTAAGTGGTTCTCGATACGGCCTAAATGGCAGTGTCACATAAGTTGTCATGAGCAGGCCAACTTGAACATTACAGCATCATCTTTGTTGGCAAAGCAATATACAGAATTGTTTTCGTTAAATCGCCACGCTTCCCTGGGCAAATTTTGCTTGAGCCAAATAATACGGTCATCAGTTGCATGCATATCCTTGATAGGCAAATCAAACTGGTGGGGCCAAAGACGTTTGTTTAGAACTCTCATACTACTTTCCGTATCTTAACGTAAACACCATTATAAACTCTTCTGCTTCTTCTTGCGACCTAAATTTCCACAAATCGTATCCGATTCGAGTGCCGCACGAGTTTTCAGTGGTCCATTCCAGGATTCGATCTACTGCTTCGTAATCTACGATACTGCCAAATTCGTTTGAGTCAGCATAAGGATCAACCAGGCGAACTGTGTGTCCCCATCCTTTTTTCAATGCGTACTTTGGTACTAGCCAACTCAATTAATAGATCCTCCAAATCGTAGCTTGGCAAGAATGGCATCTTCTTTTTTCTTAAAGCTGATTTGCGTTACGGTGTCCCATTTGCTACTGCTTACATCACTTACATCTGCTGAATGCATGATCCATAAGTCGTGATCGCCGTGATACATTTTAAAGTAATCGTACTCGGCTTGTGTGGTCATTAGCACAGGTGCAATGTTTTCAGACAGCCACTCATACAATTCTCGCTCGTCGGCATCCCCAACAAACAAATTGTACGTTAGCCACTTAGACATCAAAGTTCAGCATAAAGTATGCCGCCTCGTCTTTGTCTTTAATATGTACAGTGACCATTGGATCACCAGAGTTGAATCTAGGAGTACAATCAGCTTTAGGACAATGTTCCATCATCCAATCTAAAAACTCATGATGGTCGTTGCAGTATACCCAGCAATGCCATCCTACAATTTCTTCTAGGAACTCACGGCCAACATCACCGTTCTTGCGTAAGATAGCAGGCACATTGTGCCAACCATCCTCATGTCGCCAATGATGAATTGTAACGTGCTGTTCCATTTACTGCATCCACATTTTTACCAATGCGATAGAATCAATAGTGACCAGTAGTAGGTAGTTGGCAAGCATACCAACGCTACCGCGAGTACGTGCCGCCCAGGCAAAGATACCACACTGTAATATAAACAATGGGTATAGTATCAAGAACGGTGGGGTAGGAACAGTAAGCATCATAGTAACGCTACATCCGATGCTTAAGAACCAAGCAAGAATTTCCAGCACACAACGCACTGGATTTTCTTGCCAATCCTCGCGAATGTAATTGCCTACACTAGCAAGCAGTTTTAGCATTACACTTTATTGCCAGTTACGTCAAGGATTTCCTCAACTGCTTCTAAGTCCGACTGGTCCTTATCAAAGTCACCCTTGAATGCTTTGGTAATGGCTTTGTTCAGTACTGCGGCTTTGATTTCCATTTCTTCGGCAATTGCCGCTACAGTTTCCTTAAGGCCCACATTAAGGTCGTCAATCTCACGTTTGACTTGGACTCCCTCTTGGATCACTCGTTTCAGTTTTGCAATTTGTTCAGGTGAAAAGCTCATGTATATCTCCGGTTAGTTAAAGGCTTACCTAGTAAGTATACATGAACTGTAGCAGGAAGTCAAGTGTCTTTGCGTTCGATATCTTCTTCTACGCAACTTGATCCATACTGGACCTCAATGATTCTTACTGGCTCATCATGAGGATTTGTAAGTTGATGCCACTCCCCAACTGGAACCTTAAATTCCTCGTGGCGTGCTAATTCGCTACTTGGTAAAGCATAGCCGCTAGCCATCATACTATTGATATTAGCCCTGCCTTCACTAACAATCCAGTATTCGGAACGGTGTTGATGACGTTGCATGCTCAAACTCTTACCAGGGTTGATTGTTAGTTCTTTTACTTTCATGCCGGGCACTTCATGCAACACACGATAGTAGCCCCATGGTCGCTCAGTCTTAGGTGCTTTCCATTCTTCTAGGATCCAAGAGCTAGAGTTGGCTTTGTTATCCCCGCCTACCCCAAACTTAAACAGTACGTTCTTAACAGCCATTTCTGGAATGTTTGCCGCAGTGCGATCTCCACCATTGACAAAGATGATTTCAGCGTAGGAGTAGCTTGATTGGAAACTTTCCAATAGCTTGACTGCACTACCATCGCTATCATCAAAAGCAACAACTTCATCTACGCATCTCAATCCTTCTAGCACTGCTTGACGTTCAGCAAAGGGCATAAATGGACGTCCTTTTTTGCGTTCAAGCCAAGCATCAGAGTTTAGGCCAACGACTAACTTGTCGCCGAACTCACGAGCCTCTTGTAAGTATTTTATGTGCCCTGAATGAACAGGATCAAAGCCACCAGTTGCAATTACTATTTTCATATGAGTATTTATTGGCACATACTGTCCTGGTTTTTCAGAATAAGTATCGTATGAAAACCTTTACCGAAATATTCAAGTGTAAGTATCCAATTGCTGTTATGGCAATGAACAAAGTATCCGATGTGCCATTGGCTATTGCAGTTCGACGTGCCGGGTGCTTACCAAGTCTCAGCATCTTCAATTACTTTACAAGGATAGGAGTAATTGATCCACAATTGTTGGGTAAGGACATTGAACAGTATGCAAATGCAGTAGGCGATACGTCTATTCTAATTAGCGTAGATATTGGAAATTTGTTAGACTTGCCAGGCTTAGTAGATGTGCTATTAGCACGGCAAGTTGGAGCAGTTGAAATCATCTTAGACGATGCACATGAAAATGCAGCCTATAGACGCAGAGTAGTGTTGCCGCAGGTTATTAAACAATTGCAAGAAAACGGCAGCATGGTTTTTACTAAAACACTATTGCCAATGGATGTGATGGTTGGAGCAGATGGTATTATCCTTAAAGGACCAGATGGTGCAGGTCGTGGTAATGTATCTGGCGAATCACTAGAACAATTATTTGACAAGTACTCAACTAGTTTTCCAACACAACGTGTGATTACATCTGGCGGTGTAGGAACAAGCCAGCAGTTAAAATATTATATAGATCGTGGTGCGTTTGGCGTAGGCATTGGTACTATGTTTGCAGTAAGTGCTGAAAGTAAAATTTCTACAGAAACAAAACTCAAGTTAGTAGCATCCAGTGCTGCCGACGTAAAACGATTAGACAACGGTAAAACAGATAGCGACAGTCAAAACGCTATTGTATTTGCAGAAACGCCTGGCGACAACAGCAACAACACTCGAGGCTTAATGGCTGGCATAAAAAGCCCAACAAGCGGGCATGTGTTTATGGGCAAGGGCATTGAACATGCAACTGAAATTCTCACCTGCGAACAAATTGTTGCACGTTTAGTTAAAGATATTTAAACTCTATTCCTCTATAGCAAACAACACCTTGTGTGGTATTTGCTATAGCATAGCCTGCGGCAAGCATTAATGGAATAGCAGTTCCGCACTTACCGCCCCAGCCTGTTGGACTAGTAGTATCAGGCCACGAGTCATCAATAAGAATGATACTTTGTGGTGCCATGTACGGCAAGCAATATAGCGTTTGTAGTCTATGTTCTTCTTGACTGTTTTCGTTATTCATAACAACACCACGGGCCGCGTAAGCCGCAATTTGATCGTGTAGCCATTGGTACTGTAAATTAACAGGGTCAATCCAATCAAAGTTGTCTAGATACAGCACCGAAATTTGCTTGCCCAAAGTTGGCAATACATCGCGACACCATGCGTGTCCTGTTTCTGTAATATGAAATTTAATATCACCTGCACCGCCTGCATGATTGATAAAGTGTCGTAATGCATCATCTGTAACGTCCACAGTGTGAAAATCTATACTATGCACTGACACCCAGTCTCTAAAGTAAGCTGTGCTTCCTTCGCCACGTTCACTTCCAATTTCTACAACACATTTTGAACTATCTACTTGCAATTCGCGAAAGTGATTGTCTAATATTTTATATGGTAACATTCCCATGATTTAAAAATTCCCTAAGTTGTTGTTCTGCTTCTTGCATTTTTATTTTTCGTTGACGTCGAATACACTCAACGTTATGCTCTAATCGTGTTTCTATATTTGGTATATTTCGAAAATATTCAAAACCACGTTTGTATGCTATTTCAGCCTGCACTGCAACAGCCTGTACTCTTTGTAGAGGATCGTCAACGTTATCATAACTTTGATCAATTACATCGTCAAATAAATCTAATCCCAATGTCCGTAAAAATTTAACATGATGCTTGACAGTGTTAAAAATTGGGATTTGCCTCATTGCAAAAGGCTTAATTGTTTTTTCAGTTACAAACAGTCGTTCCCAGTGGTGTAAACCGTCAGGGCATCGATAGCCAGTGGCTTGCTTTGTTCGTATTACCCAATCATGAACCATTATGGCTACATTGGGTCGAACGTCATGGCTTGTTTCTGACACAATGTTAACGTATGCGTTTGTAAACTCTGTTCCATTTGAAGTATATTCATCTTCTCGAGAAATAAAGCCGTCAACCGTCATTGGAAAATAATGCTGTAGCTCAGGCGTTACAAATAAATCAATCCAGCCGTCGTCTATTGCCGCTTTATCGGACCCACAGCTTACTATTGAATGTTCTAATAAATTGCGCTTAATTAGTTCTTCAGTTAACGCTACTCTGAACCAATTTGGCCTGCGGCACAAACTAATTAACAAGTTTGTACGAGTTTGCCAAGGTACTACTGTTTCCTTGCTATAGCCTTCTAGTCTTAGAGAGTCTACATGATAAAATGTTGGGTACGGGACAACATAGTTTCTACGCTCCTCGCCGCCATTTATGAATATTATATGCTGTCGCGGAATGCCTAATCTATCAACAACATGATCAAAAACTTCATCAACCTTGTCAAGGTTAACAGCTTCGGTTATATCGTCAATGATCAAGCGATCTATTGCAGGGACTCCCGCCAATCGTTTAACTACAGACTCGTATAAACCTTTTCTAAAATCATCAGTAGCTTCGTGGCGCAGTAAACACACTACAATATTCAAATCAGGATATTCGTCGAGTACGTTCTTATACGGAAACTGATAGTTTTCTGTACTAACAAATTGTATCATATTTCACTGACAAATTTCCAAAATGTACCATTGTTATAAGACGGAGTAGAATCAAACTTTTCTTTGTTGCGGTTAGCAATGTTCATTAGCTTGTGGAACAAGTCAAAACGTTCCTGTCCTTCCATTGAGTTGATGCGTTTCAATTCTGTAATGATTTTATACATGCGAGTATTAGCATCGTACTCTTGATCGTATGACTCATCAATAACGCCGTCGAATGTTTCAAATCCAAGACTTCTTAATACACGCAAAGACTCTGCGGGACCTACAATAATAAACGGATGCCCATGTGCAATAGCACGGAATGTCTTTTCGCTGATAAACACATCACCGTTTTCGTAAGTGGTTTCGGCAATTACACTTAGCAATGCTTGCTCATAATGATTGCTTACTTGCGGGCCATTTTGTGTTACATCATACTCGTCAATGGTCAATGGTGTGTCTAATACTGGTAAGATTCTAGCTTTCACATCGGGGTGCAAGTACAGTGAGTTTTCAGCAACTTCGGTTGCAGTTTTAACTACACCTGGGTACAGTTCGCCGCTTGGGACAAAGCTAACCATATTACCGTCAATTAAATTATGTAGGCGCATTTCGCCTACTAAGTGGCAACGATGTGCTTTGATAACACGGTTGTAACTTAAAAAGTTTGCAGTCTTATTTTCGTAAGCATGATTAACTACAATGTTTCTATCTACCCAATTATTAATTGAAACAAAATTTAACAAGTTGATGTCATCTTTTGTTTTATTTGCTATTGCCAATGCTTGACCTTCGCTTTGCAATTCATTGGCATAATACCATTGGTCTTTAGTCAATTCAGGCCAAAATTTAAGTAATCTATCTTGCCACATAAACGCATGAGCAATCATACCTTCGTGTGGTGTAATAAACACAATGCGGTCATTGGATTTAAATTCGCCGATTCGAGTTTGTAGTGATTTAATGTATTCTTGGGCAACACTATCTTTATTAACTGCTTCCACTGGCGCCAGTGCAAAGTATGTCATTGGCTCGTCACGCTTGGAAGTAAATTTAAACTGCGAATACAACTCAACAAAGATATCACACTTATTGACAGGATTTAAAATGCGGCCATTGATAGTAGGCAAGCTAAATTTTGGATTACCATAATGTACTACCTTGCAACCTGGAAACTCTTTAATTGTACGCCATGGATCAACTAAGATACTGCCGGGCGCAATGTCATAATAAAACTCATCTGCTTTAACTTCAACACCAGTACCAGCATACGTAATAGCAGGGTTATGTGCCATTAGTACTACAGCAGGGCCTGCTGGTGTAGTATCGTCACCTGTTAAGGGGTCAATGTAGTATAACTCTACGCCAGCATGTTCAACAAAATGTCCTACCAATAAGCTATAGCTGCCAATTGTATAAGGAACATACGGCTTGTATGCTTTGCCGTGAATAACAACAGGAAGATTGTTTTCTTGTGCAAGTCGTACTAACTTACTGGCCATTGCTTGCGCTTGGCTATCACGAGCACTCATGATAGCATGGAACATATCGTAACCTAGATTTAACTTGCCACTTAACCAACGTAGTGCAATGTTATCGCGGGGGTGGCAAGCACCAGCATCGCCTAAACCTGCTGTCAAATAACGCGGACCAGTGATACGTTGTGTTGCGGCTTTGAGTGCATCTGTTACTACATCAACGTTGATGTTGCCATTCTTTTCAGCAACGTCTTGGATCATATTAACAAGACCAATCTTGGCAGAGATGAATGTGTTGTAAAAGATCTTGATAGCTTCTGCTTCGTCCCATGTACCTACATTAACACGGGGCTCATTCTTCATTAAAGGCTTGTAAAATTCAATTAGCTCCTGTGCATCACCAGTGGTGCTACCATCTTCTGTACCAATGATCAAGCATTCTGGATTGACCATATCCCACTTAACACTGCCCATGGCAATAAGATACGGATTGTAAATGAAACGTGCGTTGGTCAAATAGTGAATTAGTACGTCACGTACAGTACCCGGTAGCACTGTAGAAATTAACACTACCAACTGATCTTGTGTAACGTGTGGATTGATTTGTTCAAAGACTTTAATAACAGGCGTGTAATCAAAGTCACATGGTGTCATGTTGGAGATTGGAGTCTCGCCACCGTATTGTGGATTGTGCGGTGTAGGTACTGCAACAAAGATAATGTCGGCACCTTTAACAGCTTCTTCAACTGAGCTTTTAATAGCCACTGTCATTGTGGGATCAACTGTGTTGATATCATATCCGCATACTTCGTAATGTTCAGCCATTACTTCTGCACATGGTAAGCCTAGCTTACCCAATCCAATCATTGCTACACGTTTCATAATTATTCTTCTTTATTTTCAACTGCCTCTCGTGCAGCCTGTGATTCTTCGTATTCTCGCTTACATTGATCGTAGAAATAACCAATTTCTGGAAACACTGTTTTAAAGTCAGTGCCGTTACGGCGATCATGTTCGGTAATATACAAGTAAAAATCCCTTCTACTTACCTGATTGTCTAAACTGCCTTGCCATTCTGCAGAAGCAATGTTATACACACGTTGCAGGTTTTCTACTTCATGGGGATAAAAGCCATCGTGGTAATCAACATATTGATATGTTGCAGTATTGTGACGCATAAACTGAATAGAACGATCAAGCAGGACAAGCATGTAAGGGTCAGCTAATAGAGAACTTAGATAACGTGGATGACGTAAGTAAGGAAAGTCCAATCCCACACCGCGCATGCCTGAATTGTTAATACTAACACTTGGGGCTTGACGTAATGCCAACATATCACGTAAGAATGATTCAAAGCGTGGAATACTTAACAAGTTAAATGTGACCATTACTGTAATGCTTAACGCAGGATAGCGCAGTGTGATATCCCACAATGTGCGATACCATTGTTTATAGTTTAGGCCTGTACGAATGTATTCTGCTTGGTCGCCCCAGGTGTCACAGCTTGTAAAGATTTTTAAACTCTTTACCAAATTGTTTTCTTGAATGTAGTTGGCCTTTTCTAAAAACTCATTTAATAGCTTTTCATCTACGCCCAAGTTACTGTTGATAGCCAGGTCAAGTTCGGGATTTGGATGTTCAATGATCCAGTCAAGTACTTTAAATGTGTCCTTGGCTAACAGCGGTTCCCCGCCAGTAATGCGGAATACTTTTAGCTTTGGATACAGTGTAGGCCACCATGCCCAAAATGCTTCAATGTACGGATTGTGTTCTCTATTAGGAATAGGCATGCGGCCTTGGCGTTCTAATTTAATAATGTCACGATCAACCCGTCCGCCGTCGAGTAGTACAGGACCGTAGCGTTTGGCTTCTTGCATGATTGTACTGCTAATATCTGGACTACAATATGCACAACCAAAGTTACATACATTAGAAAACGATACTTCTACATACGCAGGCGTAACATCAGCGTCCCAAGGCATTTGTGACGACTGCTTTAAAAATGGTTGTCCCCAGACTGGATCGGCACTTTTATGCACACGGTCAGAGAAGTGGTGCCCAGGAGAGTCTTCGGCTTTCCAGCAGTAGTCACATTCACTTGGACGTTCGCCTTCCAACATCTTTTTACGTTGTTCTTTTTTAAACTTGGTATTGTGTAGGGCAGAAGGATTGGCAATAATTTCTTCTACGGGAATATGATGCGTAGCAGGGTGGTGACACGAGTGTGTTTGCCCAGTTGCAAGATGGATAGTTACTTGCTGCCATTTAGCCACACAATATGAACTGCTGACAGCGTCTAATTGTTGCTTGACCTTGTTTAAATGAATTTTAATTGGTTCCACATTTACCTTCTAATGTACGTACTATGTCACGAGCAACAGTTGCTTTCATTTGGTTCTGATCTGTAACCAATTGTTGATTATGTTTGAGTACTGCCTGACATTGAGCCAGTATTGCATCAAATTCCTCGTCAGAAATACTTATCAGACGTTTTAACTCTCTTGCTACCAGATTGGCACGGGCAATTGGTTCTGGTTCCTCATCGTATTCCTCGTTAATGTACGGCGCAAACGTACGAAACCCAATTCGTTTTAAACCACGTAGATAGTAAGGCCCACTTAGTACTAAAAATATTTGCCCCGCAGCCATTGGCTTCCATATCTTTTCTGACGCAAATGCACTGTTAGTAAAGCACAATGTTTCCGTGACAAGATTGACAGGATGCTCACTATATAAGTCTGCGTTAAAGTCTAATGCATGATTGGTTTCAAAGTCTGTTCTGTCGGCTATCAATGGTAGCTTATTGTGTAACGTTTGAAACGCACTTTCATAACGATCTAAAAAGCCTACTTGCAGTTCTTTTAATTCGTCCCATAGTCTGCGTAAGTCCCATTGGTCTTTAGCCCATCCGATATCTGGTTCCTCAAAGTCTCGGGGCATACTGATAGTACCGTGTTCGATTAATCCCCTACGTTCTAATATGGTCATCATCATAATGCGATGATAATGCGGGCGTCGATTTAAACTCATATAACGACGACGTCTTGCGGTTTGTGCAGTGGCTTGTAATTGTCTGCTGGCCCATACTGCAAAGTATCCATAATATGAAACTGTCATTGCCGGACGAACACGATGTTGAGCGCACCACATTCTATAGTTGTCTTGTATGTTTAAGTCCCCACTTACATAAACAAGTCTATCTTCAAGACCGTGTTCCCTGCTCCAATTGTACAAGTCGCCAAACGCTTCTTCGCCAAAGCCTTCCATACTGTAATCAAGTACAATGCAACAAGAGTCGTCACGCCAAGCACGAAGTCTGTTATGGTCAGACGTAAACCATTGGGTGATTAATTCAAGTTTGATTCTGTCCCAGCCACCGTGCAGTCCAATAACTACAACACCATTGGAATTATCTTTATAGTCAGGAAATGTTTTTACAGTAATTTTAGATTTAAATTCGGGTAGTATGGTCGAATCAATTGCAGGTTGTACTGTAAAATGATCTATGTTGTCAGTGTTGTTAGTAATAAACTGCTGTAGATAGCTGTGCAATTCAAAAGGATTGTCATTTTTGTGATCACAGTACCATATCATTTCTTGCATGTGATACTTATAAAGCAAACGGCCAAGAAAAACCCCAACGTGCTTGGGTAATTAATCCGCAGAGGTTGGGGCCGTGTTAAGTTTATTTATTCGCTGTCTAGCTCTTCGAGTACTTCTAAAATGTGCTCATAGTGCTTTTTACGATCAGCTAAACCAATTGTACCACCGTTGATCTTTTTAGTAACAGTAGTGACATCACCTTTGTCAGCCCAGTCATTTAAGCGGCGTGTGTTCCAGAACCAACCCGCACTTAATACTGCAACTGGGTTTTCAGCTACACAATCTGGATCAGTTAGTAAGTCCATGTCTAATGCTTTACCACATGCAGTATAGTTGTCCTTGCCAGTTAATTGGATTACGCCACGACCGCGATACTTGTAACCGTCGCCAGAACTTTCTGGCCCATTGCCCATACGGCCGCCATAAACACGGTTAGCAATCTTTTCTGGCTTACGTGCATAAGGTACAGCTGACTCCTCTGTAGGGAAATACTTTTTAAATGTACCAGTTAAGCCCTTGGCACTGTAGTTCAAGTTTTCTTGTGTTGCCGCAAAGTTGCCAGATTCGTGAGCAGTTTGTGCAATAAACATGGCCATACGCTTTGGCGTATCAATTTCAAAGTGTTCAAACGTTTCGTTTAAACCTTCTACAAACTTTTCTAAGTTGCTACGCTTGGCTTCGGGCAAGCATGCTTCTAAGATATCAATTGTTAATTCAATCACGACAATCTCCTGTTATTGATCTTTTTTAATAGCACGGGCGATTTCATGCGCCTTGTTAATAGTGCTTTTCTTTAATGGTGGCTTGTCACCTGTGCTTTTCATTGCTTGCGCCATGCCAATTGCATATGGGTTTTTATCAGCTTCACGAATACCTACGTTGATTTTAGTCTTCTGCTGAAACTTTCTTAATACTTCAAACTCTTGCGGGCTAATTTTACCAGCGTGATACATTTTATTTACTAAGGCTTGAATCTCTGGTGGAATGCCTATGGGATTTTGTTTCTTGCTTGGTGCATCGTAGTTGCGATCTACTCGAACTGAATCAGTGTCGGCTTGATTAAAGTAGTCGCGCATTTGTGCTAAACTGGCTTCATCAACTAAGTCTTCGTCAGCTTCGTTTTTCATTCGACGTTCAAACTCAGCTGACCAATCATCTTCTTTATGGTTAAAGGCATTGTCTAATGCCTTTGTACCTTGTTTAACAACATCACCTGGCTTGGCTACTTTACCGTAGTATTCTTTCTTTCCAGCATCATCTTCAATGCTGTCACGGCTACCACGATAACCTTGACTGTCCATTTCTCGAATAAAGTCTGGGCCTTTATCGCCTAAATCTGAAAATTTCATAATTATGCTGCCTTATCGTTGCTATCAACACTTAACAAGATATTACCTGCCAATGCTGGATTGTTTTTAATCATTGCAAGTGCATAAGCATTTGCAGCCGCTTTATTTGCAAAGCTCTTTGGTACACCTTTTTGCTTGTACACTTTGCCCGAATCTTTAAAGCGAATGTAGTATGTGTATTGTGGAGCTTGGACTTCTGGACGATCCCAACCTTCATCATTGGCACCACCGTCTTGTTGATAAGCATAAGATTGACGCTTGCCCATACCTGCTACACTTGAGTCATAATCACGTTGATAAGCATCACGGCGATCATAGCGTCCATAACCAGCTTCGGCCATTGCACTTTGCATGATATTGCCAACACGAGCAGCCGCTTGTTCACGTACACCACCGCCAAAATAAGCAATGATTTCTTTGAAACCTTCTTCGGTGTTTAGTGTATTTTGTAGCAGTTCTTTGCTGTCTGGCTTCATTTTATCAAACTTGTCTAACAACTGTCGAGCAATGTTTGGAGCAATAACGCTTTCGGTACCGTCTGCTAATTCAATCTTAGTTGGCTTTTCGTAATCGCTTGCTTTACGAATTTGCATGATAATGTTTTGATCAGCTGCCGCTTGATCGCCCGGAGTAGCTTCGTCACCATCAGCTTCTACCACTGGGTCTACACCAGCTTCTTGATCTAAACGTTGTGTAATCCACTCATAAGGGTCACCCTCACGAGCCTTTTGTACGCCATATGGCATTTCGCCAGACTCTGAATAATATGCAAACAATGCGTCAAAGAAGTCTTGGTTTTCATCAATGTCGCCACCTGCTTTAAACTTGGCATAGTCAGCACTGTACTTGCTTAGGATACCTTCTAATGTGTCAGAACCTTCGCTAAATGCCGCTGGCGGATTGTCACGCAACATTTGTTCAACGTGCTTGACCCAACCTGATACATCACTGCTACCAATTTCTTCTACATCACCTACAAAGTCAGCAACTTCGTCAATGGCTTGCATTACTAATACCGGACCATAATCTTTTAATAAATCTAAACGCTGAGTCATAATGCGTCGAGCAATAGCAGATGCTACTGGACTATCTTCGCCTTCTTTGATTTGAACACCAGCTTGTTGCAATTGTTTAACTGCATCAGCATCTAAATTAACACTGCCGTCATCTTCTTGTTCTGTGTCTAATTCAATTTGGCCATTCTTATTGAACTTGGCGTTAGTTGTTTTACCTGTTGGGGCAAATTGTGTGCGGCCTGTACCACCAGATGTACCTGTACTTGGGATAGTACCTACTGTAGCGTTTGGATCACCTTCTAATACACCTTGCTTGCTTTCGCCAATCTTTTTAACTACTGCCGCGCCTGCTTGCGCTTGTTCAGGTGGTAGTGTGGCCAACTTAGCATTAGTGTATTGTGTAACTTTATCATCGCCGCCCAATTTGTCTGAAGCCATGTCCCATAGCTTTTCTACACCCTTCATGCCTAACTTGGCCGCACTGTAAGCACCGTATGCGGCAAATGGGATACCTAACAATGGACCTAAGATAGCAACAATAGCAGGAGCGCCAGCGGCAGCTATCCCGCCCAATGCCAAGCCTGCGGCACCTTTTACTAGAGCTGGTGCATCTTCGTCCATCTTAGCGTAATCTTCGTGTCCAATGTAAAAATCAGTTTCAGGATCGTAGTACTTGCCTTCTTTTGGATCGTAATAAACAACTTTACCACTGCGAGTAGAGAATGGGCCTTCTAAGCCTGGACGCTCTGTGTAACGTTCTTTGTCAATACCGCGAGTTACTGTGTAGCCTTCTGCTACGTCTTTCTTTTTAGCTGTAGGTGCTCTTAATACACCGTCTTTGTCTCTAACTAATCCAAGCATGGCAGACATATCTTTAGCACCTTTAAGCGCACCCTGAGCTAGTTTCTTTTCTTTTGACCCCATCTTAGGTGCAGAATCTTTTGAAGCTTCTTCTAAATCTTTTTTATTGTCTATATCCTTCTGACGTAAGCTGTTTTTCATCGTATCAATTTTCTTACCTGCGCCAACTTGATCAGCGTTTGCATCCTTGGCCGCTTGATTGTATGCACGTTTTTGTTTCTTTAATTCTGCGCCTTCTGCTACACCTTCAGTTACTGCATGTGGATGACGAACGTATAATACATTACCACCGGACGTGATATAGTGTGGTAAGCGTTGGCTATCACCGTGCATGTATTCTGTACCTGCAACTGGGATACGGCGTACTTTATTGTCAATTCCGTAAATGATATAAGACTTACCATCTTGGCTTAGTCGGCTTTGATCGTAAATTACATGTTGCTGACCACCACCTGCGGCAGCTCGAGCACCTGCAACTCGTTGCTTACGAATTTCGTTTTGTTCAGCGTCCCATACTTGACGTTCGGTAGAGCGTTGGTGCTCACGCTGGCGTCTTAATTCTTTATAGTTAGGGCTAAAAATGTCAGACAACTGTTGGCCAACTGAATGATTCAAACCTGGATAATGTGGATTTGCGCCGCCTTGTGCTTGTGCATTACTTGCGCCACTCATTGCCATACCGGCGGCAAGCGCGGCTGGTACAATCTTTTTAGCAACATGATGCAACATATCTTTCGCACCTTCAGACAATTCACCTTCGACAATTTGAATAGTGTCGTACGGATCCTTGTACTTTTTAATTTGCTCAAGTACAACACCTTCGTGTAAGCGGCTGGTAATTTGTTTAACTACACGGCCTTCGTTGATTAGTCTAATGCGAATCATTTTTGTCCCTTTTATGGTTTATCGTGAATTTCTGGCTGATCATCTGTGCCGCCAATTATTTTGTATGTTAGGCCCATTTTTTTAATTTTGGCCAACATTTCTTTGTATTCTTCTGCGCCTTGTGCTACTAACACAGTGTCGCTATCGTCTTGCCCAAATTCATGGGGGTCAATTATTTTATTATTCCAATAATTGCCAATTTTGTACCAATCTAAATCCCCAGGTGTATTTACTACAATGGTATATTTTGGATTAGATAGCGTGTCTTTGGCATAACCTTGTGGATCAGGCTCTCGTGTTAAACCTTCCATTAAGCGATAGTTTTGTGTTGCTTGTTCTACTACACGAATACACTCGCGAATAAAGTTTGCATCCTCATCTGTAATACCACGGCTTCCACGACCGCCTTTGCGTCTTAATCGTGCAAGTTCATTGTAAGCGGCTACAATGGTATTGATTGTGTTTGTTAATTGTTTAATGTTTTCAGCAGAGCGACGGAATGCACCACCATGTTCAATGCTGAGATCTTGTGCTAGTGCGGCGGCCTCTTTACGTGCTTTATCACGTAGAGCTTTTAAGCTATAACGGCCGGCACCACCTAATACTGCTACTTCTGTGTCGCTCATTGGGTTTTCACGATCTAAACGATAGATAACATTATCGTGATTTAATACGTGTGCTTCTTCTACGTTTTCAAACACACCTTGACCAATTCCCTTAGGACCCGGTACATACTTTTGTCCAACAGCGGCTCTAGCGTTCTTTCGCTTTTCTTTTGGTGTCTTACCACGTACAAACAGCGGATAAGCCACTGTAGCGATGTCAGCAGACGCAGTTGCACCAGCAGAAGCATCTTCAGACATCATAATTAATTCACGTAGTTTCATAGATATATTTATTGTTTTTGCACATTAACCTTCACTCTATTTACCAAACACGAAAGTGGTCCTGTTTTTGGTCCATTTTAATAAATACTACTATAGATAAAGGATTGCCAAGATGGGTGAGTTTTTCAAATTAGTAGCAGAGGTAGGCTTTCCAATTGCTGCCGCTATTGCCGCTGGCTACTTTGTATTTTTAACGCTAAAGTTTATTTTAGCTGGTGTTACATCAAGTGTAGCAAGCCTTAAAGGCATCATTGAAGCCTTAGATAATCGTGTTAAAACAATGAACCACGACGTTATTCGCATTGACACTATTGTGTCTAATGCCTTAGGCTTAAAGCCAGACACATCACGTATTGCGCGAGCAGACGGTAAAAACGATGCGAGACGCGATTAATGCTACACTTTGATTACAACTGGGATCTAAGACCAGATAGAATTATACTTGACGAGGAATTAAACATTGACCGTTTAGGTTGGAAAGCCGGCGACTATTTTAAAGTCGTCAATGTAAATGGCCGTGCAATGTTAATTAAAGTAGATCCACTTACAGCGTTTGTTCGCGATGGCGGTGCAGAATTGGCAGGAAAAGAATAATGGATATTGCAACACTAATCAACAAATACGGCTTCCCGATTGTGGCCGCAGGCGGCATGGGATACTTGATATTTTACGTATGGCAATGGGCAACACAAGATATTAAGCCAGTGTTAAGCGCGGCTTCTAATACGTTAATTGCACTAATTGATCGTGTGCGTATGCTAGACAACGATTTAATTCGCTTAAATCAAAAGGTAGATGTAGTGCTACACCTACGTGGCAAGATCATTGACGGTGAGCGTGTAGTTGAACAGCAAAAAGTAGATCGCGAAGCTGATGAAAAGTTCCGCGATGCTGTTAATATGGACAAGCCAGTTAAGAAATAATCAAGCCGTCCTGAGCAAAACCCTCAACAACCGAGTCATAATAATGCTGACTCGGTTTTTCATTGGCAAGTTTTGTTCTATAATGCGGGGTCATATAATATACCCAAGCACGTTTATTCTGACGATCATGTTCTACATTGGCTACAACACGGTCATAAAATGTAGGATACCCTTCGCGGTAATCTAAATCCTGCAATTCTGTTTCATCAATGTCCCACAATATACCAACTGTGGCATCGCCCTTTGATTCGAATACGTTAGCAAACTGTAGCATTTCCCACTTGTAATCTAATAGTACTGCGGGACCCAAACGCTTACTGGTTTTAGACATAGCATTATTATTGGTATTCATACCATATGCAAAATATAACAACTTAAACTCCTAATAAATGAATATTGTTTTCGATGTGTTCCCACACACCTGTTGGGTTGCCGTCGGCAAACACTAACTGGCAACTGATGGTTATCCTAAAGCCGTGCCCTTGTACGACTGTATGAGGTTGATTTGTACGTAATATAGCACTGGGTACATTGGACTGTGTTTCAAATACAGGTCCCGGCAGGTCGTGCCATTGAATACGACCTGCCGCTAAATCCTCTACGCAATCGGCCATTACATTAACTCGTGCTTGCGAATATTCTGTAGCTGGGTATTCTTTTATGGTAATCGGTAAGTCTCGACTATCCCACCAGCATATTGTGCCTGGAGATTCTGCTAATTCATAGTAGCTTAAACGTGCTTCTAATAGCGTAGGTTGGCGATTGTAATACACACCGTCAGCATGTATAGCATAAGAAGTTGAATCAGCATCGCCAGCAAATAGCGTAACAGCTCTTGTCCGCAATCCTAACAACTCTATCAGCTGATTGGTTTGAGCAATAGTCTTTGGGAACAATTCAGTTACTGTACCTACATTAACAAGTCCGTGACCAGTGCCTGCATATTTGGTTTGTAAAGCAGGCAACTGGTTAGCAATAAAAGATTCCTTTTCCTCGGGATCAATCGCCAATGACAACGGATAAAAGTATGTCATTTACTTGTGGCACGATATGTACCATCCCAATTAGCCGGCAAGCCTTCGTTCATGCGCTCTAGCATATTTTCATAGTACTGCTTTAGTTCGTTATCTAGCTTAATCAGCTTTTCGCACTGCTTGATAGCACGAGTCCAATCGCCGCGATAGTATGCAGTTAGATATGTGTCGTGTAGCGTTGTATTAGTAGTTCCTAACGTGTAGATCTTTACGCCTACATTCTTACCTTTAACTGCAATACAATCTAATTCAACTACCGGGTATTCGTTTTGAACAAGCTCAGCAGTTCGCTGTCCGAGTACAATTCGTACGCCATAAGGCTTACTTTGTCCCTCAAGTCGGCTCGCAAGATTGACGCCATCGCCCAAGCAAGTATAGTCAAAACGCTGATCAGATCCCATGTTACCGACCACAACAACTGCACTATTAATCCCAAGACCCATACCAAAAGGCGGGATACCTTCTGCCGTAACTTCTCGATTAAACTCATCCAAACTCTCCATCATTTCTAATGCTGTCTTAACAGCCATATGTGCGTGACGTTCTTCGTCAACCGGAGCGTTCCAGAACGCCATTTGTGCATCGCCAATATACTTGTCTAATGTGCCGTTATTGTCAATGATCTTTTTAGTCATTGCAGTCATATAACGGTTCATAATTTTAGTAAGTCCTTGCACGTCCTTACCATAGTGTTCGGAAATAGTAGTAAAGCCACGAACGTCTGTAAACATAATTGATAGTTCGCGTTCATCGCCGCCTAGCTGTAGCATCTCCGGATTCTTTTGCAACTTAGCAACAAGTGCTGGACTTAGGTACGTGCCAAACTGCTTTTTAATTTGTTGCTTTTGCTTAAATTCAACTACAAAGCAAGCAAATAAACCATGTCCATACAATACAGTAGCCGCAAAGGCCAAATAGTAAATGTCCCACAGCTGGCTATAAGTTTGCCATGCATAGAAGCTTCCGCCAACTACTGATCCTAGTGTAACAAATAGTGCCGCACCTACTGCCCAAAACGGCAATCGAGGCATAACGAAAATTAGTAGAAACGCTATCAGCACAATTGCTAATAGTTCAATGCTTCGTGCAAATGCAGGACGTACTGGACTGTCACCGTCAAGTAATGTTTGTACTGTTTGTGCTTGAATATCATGTGCCCACGCTTCGCCATTTGGGGTGGCAATAATACTGCCCAATCCTTCAACGCCTAAACCCAGCACAACAACTTTACCTCGAAGGTCTACTTTTTTCTTAGACAATTCAGATAGTTCATAACGTGTAAAGTTCTTGTTCCAACGTAGCCAAATACGGGCATGCTCGTCTGTGGTAATAACAGGTTGTCCAGCAATACGTACCTTTTCAATGCCAGCTGAACTCATTTTAACTTGATAGCTGGTTTGCCCTGTGGCAACACGAAGTGCTTCGATAGGCAAGCTGGGATAGATTTGATCGCCTACTGCCACTACCAATGGCATACGACGAACAACACCGTCTACTTCAGGTGCAACAACACTAGTACCTACACCAGAAGCCGCGTCGGCTAACGGCTTGTAAGGACTTAACGCACCCGGCCAAGCAAATGCCCAATCTAAAGTGTCACCGCCAATAACAGCAACACCACGACGAACAGCGTCAGGCTTTTTATTTTGTGTAGTAGGTGCTTGAGCAATAACACTGTTAGTGTGACTTAGTGTATTAACTAAATCTTTGTCTCCGCCTAGACGATCTGCTTCGCTCATAATAACAGGAACAACAATAGCTGATGCACCCATCTCTTGAATACGATCAATGGCTCGTGCTAGATCTTTGCGTGGCCAAGGCCACTGGCCCAAGCGTTCTATAGAAGCTTCGCCAATGTCAATGATAACAACACGATCAGAATCAACTGGCGTGTCTGTAGCAAGTAATGTGTCAAAGCCTTTGAGCTGTATGCTTTCAACAGGCTTGGGGTTGGAGATTTTTAATGCAACAAGTACAACTGCCGTAACAGCTACCCATGCAATACTCCATGGTCCAGGAATAAAGTTTTTCATACTATAATTTAGCATATTTTAATCTGAAAGTCAAGTCAAACAAAGGACCAGGATCAATCGTAGCTATTCATTAAGAACCATATACGATATCATAGTCTTCGTGTTAACCATATTTTTGCGGCACATAATTTTTACGGTGCATCCATATTTTTGCGGGTTAAAATTATTCTTATTGTGTTTTTGGTTAACACGAAAAATTTGATTACAAGATGAAAGTTTTGCTAGATTGTGAGCTCATACGACACCCTGATAACGGGCGTCGTGAGTGGTTGTTTGCTGAGTTATATCGCCACACTGAGACAACAGGTGTTTGGGATTCCACGTTTCTGGGCTCTGTACCTTACCCTACCTGCTACGATTTTTAAAGCAACCTCGGTGTCATGTGTTGCTATGAACGTATTGGATCTAAGTTAGCTTACGCTACACTCAACCTGTATACTAATATTCAAACGTAAAACCCAAAGGGGCATCGTTTTAAGGCATCCGTACTGAGACGGGTAGTGAATAATAGTCCGTGGCGTACTCACAGAATTGGGCATCGGCACACACTTAGATGCTTACCCAGCAGAATATCAACCGGCCTGCTAACCTTTTGTTACGCTTGATTATTGTGTGTTACTTACGACTGCAAGACCTGGACCAGTCTTCAAAGATGACGTTATTGGGCAGGCTCGGGAGTCCACGACATGCTTTTGCCGCCTTTTTGTAATGGAGCAAAGCCTTGCCCTTTATAGAACTTTGTTAGCTTGGCTTGACTAACTTGTCCCTTGTCCCATGGGAATAATGTAAGTGCAATACCATCTTCGCGAGCCATAGCTTGTAGCTCTTTCATTGCACGACTACCTATGCCTGCACGTAGCGGGTATGCTTGAAACCACTTGACTTCGACTGCACCACGCTTACTAAAACTTGGAACAAGTTCAAACATAGCAAACTGTTCTTCACCAAAAGGCATAACGTGATTGTTTTGCCATGTTTGTGGGTACTTTGCATAGACCTTTTCAATCCAGGCTTTAGCATCTGCGTTGCCGCCTAGCTTAATGTCAGCTTCATCAACTGGACCTAAGCTAGCATGATAGGCGCTGTTAAGATCCCACCACTCGCCTGGAAAATATTCTACTTCTAACATGTTAGCAGGCACTGCGCCTGGCACAATGATTTCGTTGTCATCGCGTTGGATGCCATTTTCGTTGTCGGGATATACACCAAATTTAGTAACTAACGCCGACCACTTAACACGAAATAATGTAGCTTCTTCTTTACTAACATGATAGTATCCGCCTTCAGGATCGTATGCAAAATAAACACCTGGACCAGCATAGCCATCTTTACTTGGCTGCAATCCCTTTGTTAATACACTTTTTAAACCAGCCGCTTGATCAGGCAGGTAGCTAGCATGATAAACATACATGCCCGGAGAATTACTTTCAAACAGTTCGCGTATTAGCATATTACCACTTACGGCAAGACCAGTAACGTGCTTTTGTACGTGGCCCTGGATTGTCACAGTTGTGACGAGCACGGAAACTGCGACGAGCCGCTGGATTGCTCTTACGAATCTTCATATCTGGATCGCCAAAGTTTACTTTTTTAACGTTGCCAGTACTAGGATCTTTTACATAGACTTTGAACTTTTTAACGTCACCTTGCATTGGTTTGCCAAGCGGAACAGAGCGGCCTTGATATTCGGCTTCGTCTAGCTGTTCATCTTCATTGTACCACAATTCGCCGTAAGCTTCAAAGAACTCGTCACCGTCATAAGTTTCTTCTAAATTTGACATTCTATCCCAAGCACGATCAGCAGTTTCTTTGTTTTTCTTAGCATACTTAGGATCAGTATCTGCTTTCTTAGACACTACTCTGTCCACGGCACGTTTCTGAACCTTGGTCAACATCTTCTGACCCTTGTCAGTATCGCCGTATTCTTCCAATGAGTCTTCTTTGACGCAGTTATTGACTTTGACTCCGCCTTTGATCTTAGTGCCATCCTTCTTATAACCATCCCAGCATTTGGGATCTAAACGTTGCTTTTCTTCCGCCACACCTTGCTCTACGCTTTCGACGAACTTTGACATAATATTTCTTGGTAGAGTCAAATCATATTTCATTAACCATTTGTTAATGTAGCGAGGATTTGCATCTGCTAAACTACGCTTGGTACCATCTGGTGCCTGTACTATTACAGTGATAACACCATTTCTATCTTCTGCAGACAGTAACTTGCTAGCATTTTCGTTTAAGTAGCTTTCACTTACTTTTCTAGTCTGCTTAGGACCTTTACGAGTCTTCCACTTTTTATCTGTACTACAATAGTATCGGCCGTAGCCTTCTGCGATGTCTTGTATTTTCATATTATCTCATTTCTGGGACTACAGAAACTTCAGTTCCATGTCCGTATCCATTTCGTGTTAGCCATTGGATTGCAAATCTATTTGCATCACTTTGATTGTTTCCAATGCCGCCAAAAGAATGTAGCACACGATCACTGCCATCTTTAATTAGCCATTGGCCAGTCCATTCGCCTGTACCAGTTGTACTCGACGAAGCTTCGGCACGCTCTTGACCAACAGCACGATTCAATCTAAAATCAGCACGTTCTAAGCCATTATCAGCTAACCATTGACGAGCAACAATGTTGGCATCTGAATCGCTGTCGGCGTTAAATGACACTACGGTTTCATTGTCAGTTGCTCGTTGTATTTCGTACTTTTGATTTCCTGTACTCGGAATAGTTGTGTATGCTTTTGCATCGCCACCTTTTTTACTCTTACGCTCTAATTGTGCCTGACGAACAAAGCTCTTTAGTGCGGCCTTAGGCATGGCACCAGCCGCATATTGTGCAAAGTAAGCTAATGTGTCGTTATGAGTCTTTGGTTGTAAAATAGCATACAACTTCTTTAGGTATTCTTGTTTGTACTTTTCTGGATCTACTGCGGCATCTAATGCTACAACGAAACGTAGCAAGGTATTAGTAATAGAACCAGGATCGGACGCATACTCACCCAACCAGTCACCGCCAGGTGAGCGGAATTCAATATAGCCATCCTTTGTATTGATACTTGTATATTTGCTTGTGACACCAGAGTGGATTGCTTTACTTGCAAGACCGTCTAAACCAGTTTTCATCTTTTGCAGTAATGCACCTGCATCTTCAGGACGTTGCGACACACGATTTTTAATTTCGTTCATTGCACTTTTGCAATAGGTATTGCCAGCACGACCAAACTTGTCTAAGATATAGTTGTCTCCTAATAACAATGCTAACTTAACATAGTCTAACTTGCCCACATCACCGCTCCAACCTTCAACGCTAACGTTAATGTGCAAGCCAGTTGAGTCGTTTGTGTAGCAGCCATAACGTCCTGCCCACTTGGCAACTTTGTCGAGATCGCTTAACAATTCAGCAATAGGTAATGCTGGGCTCACAAACTCTAAGCCAGCATCGTTGCTGTCGTCTGCTTCCAAGCTACCGTCGGGCTCTACGATATAGTGCGAGTTGTTGGCACCTGGACGTTCTACCCCGCCAGAGTGATAAGAGCCACTTGCTTTAACACTACGTCCAACTGCGTCAGCAAAGTCAGACGCAACTTCTTCTGCACTTACTTCGCCACCACCTTGACTTTGCCAGTAAGGCCAGCTAATGTCAAACTCATTTGAGATATCGCTCATATAGCGTAGCCCAGAATCATCTAAGAAATCATCTTCATCAGCAGTGCCTTGATTTTCTTCGCGGTATTCGTCTAGTGCCGAGTCATACATGTTGCCACGACCTTCCCACTCAGACGTTACTAATTCTTCAAACTCATCGTCAGCCGCACTTTTTGCTTCCATGTAACGATCGTAATTTTCATCTGCTTCGCGTGCGGCTTGCTGTACATCTAATTTACTATAACGTGGAGCACTATTGCCAGCACTCATTGCGGCTTCAATTTCATCTTCGCCGAGACCCTGCGATTCTAAATGCTCGCGAATCTTTTCTTCTTCGTCCCACTCGTTATTGTGGATCCAATCACGTAGATAGTCTTCCCCATCGTTGCCCCAATCGTTATCGATCTTTTCTATTTCCCACTCGTAGTAACGCTCACGTAATTGTTCAATTAATCGTTGTACTTCACGACGGCCATTATAGTCACCATCATGGAAGAATTCTTCAATATCCCCAAAGCTACGAGTACGTTGATCACTATCGTAATCGGGTTCTAAATCTCCCCCTTCATCGTTTTGTGCATTTGGCACAATCATTTCAAATTCCATACCAGCACGGGCATTGATTCGAGAGGCCAACTGCTTTAAGCTAGATGGGCTCATGTTAATTTCGTCTAGCTGTTGTTCGGCTAAAACTGGTTGTTGGGGGTTGACGTCACGTAATTTCATAGTAACGTATTTATACTTTGTATTGGTGTTATTGTCCTTGCTGGACTTGGATGGCAGTACAACCGCCTGCTGTGGCACATGTATGCGTGATACTGTAGAATTGCTGGGTTGATCCAGACTGACTTAGGCTTAATGAAGTAGGATTACCACTTAAATTAATCTTAGCCATATGACCAGCAGAACCTTGCTGTAGTACATCGACTGTTTTGTTGCTACCACTTACTGCAATATCAGCATAGTGACTTCCGTTATCTTTTTGTTGTAGTGTAACTGTATTAGAGTTGTTATTAACAGTGACAAATGCACCTTTTGATCCACCAGTGCTTTGTTGGGTGATATTTACAGTATTTGAATTGCCAACTACACTTAGCTCTGTGTAATTTACAGTAGTTGCAGGAGTGCCAGATTGTGTGATATTAACTGTGTTGCTTAATCCGTTACCTGTGTAATCTACATAATTGTTTCTAGTTCCAGACTGTATCACCTTAACTGTATTGCTGTTGCCAACTTGATCAATATAAACTTGACTATCACCTGTTGTACGTTGTACAAAAGACTGTACTCGTGCTACCTTGGCAGCATCAGCGTTGAACGGAGTATCAACTGCACCACAGCAATATGTAGGACCAGCAGGCTGTGCAGGCTGTGCAGTTTGCCCTGCGGCAAGAGGCTCGCTACTTGGCGGTACATAGGCTTGTAACTGAGCATTAGTAGGATAACTGGCAGTAACAGTCCATGACCCACTTTGCCCGTAATTATAACCTTTACCTGTTGTAATCAGCGTACCCCACATGCCGTTGCCATTGTAAAAGATGGCACCATCAGCTAAGGCTCTAAACGATCCTGTGTTGTTGATTATTTTATATCTAGTACCGTCACTGTTAAACACTGCCATACCATACGTGCCGGGATTGGTAGTGCTGTTAAAGAATCCAATGTAACGACCATTAGATGCCGCATCAGCAGTTTGCGCCGCTGTCCAGCGAGCCGCAGATGTAGTTTGTGTAGCATAATTTACACTAGCATAGATATAGTTAAAACCAGATGCATTTAGTGTGCTGCCAGAAATGTTCCACTGTACATCAAATATCTGCGCCGTACTTAATTTTAAGTCTAATATACCTGCATAGGCATTTGAGCACAACATCAACAACACAAATAGTAGCTTTTTCATCTGCGAAGTACTCCGGTGTTTTGTTTGATGTATATGTTGTTCCCGCCAGGACTACCGTCACCGATGATAATAGAAGCAGGCGAGTCGTCATGTACTATGGTAATTGATGTGTTTGAAGCATAGCCCTGCGTCTTTACTTCTGCGTAATGTTCATTGACAGTGTCGCGATATGCTACACCCTTACCGCGACTTTGTATGTCTGCTTCGTTTGGCTGATCCCAACGAACACAAATTGAACGTGCTGGATTACAAGCTGGTGTGCCTGCGGCTTCTAATAGTGCTAGCAACCGTGCATCATCAATTGCTTGCTGGGCTTCTCGAACACGTTGGGCCAATCGTCTTTGAGCTTCGGATTCAATTTCAGCATCCTCTTCTTCTTTTTTAGTTTTACCGGTGGTATCCTTAATGGCTTTGCCAATTTCATGCGGCTGACTAATGATCAATAGGTTGTTAATTTTAGCTTCAACTGTATTAAGAACAACAGGAGTAGTTGGTACTAAACTGGCACTGATAACAAAGGTAGCTTGAAACGCTTCGGTTAGCTCAACTTTGCCAGCGGACGTTTCAACAGTAATAGCACCTACACGACAACGTTGTTCTTCTAGCTCGTATGTTTTAATGTCTTTGTCTTCTTTGCACGAAGGAAGCAACACAATCAAACTTTGTCCAGCTTCATCTACTGTCATTGAAAAGTCAGTGCCGCGAACTGCAATGTTTGCAGTTGGTGTTGTAATTGCTACACGCTGTGGATTTTGTTTTGCAATTTGACCGCTTGCATAACGTACTGTACCCATACCAACTCGCATTGCCAACTTACCTGCATCGCTTGCTTTAGGATCAAAGACAAAGTCGTCGATGACTAGACGACTGTTTTCTGTTACTTTTACTCGGGTATCATCAATGAATGTGATATTGCTTTCACACTTTTTGGTAATATAAGTGTCCATGCTTTCAACGCCCGAACCTTTAACACCTGCCAATTCTTTCTTGTTACGTTCAATTGAACATGCCGTGCCTTTAGTCTCAGCAACTGTGCCAATGCTGGCTGCTGCCGTTGTTGTTCCTATTGCAGCCAACAAAAAGGCAAGCACGAATTTCATAGTGCTTACCTTGGAATTGCTGAGACTGGATTGACGATTGCCGCAGAGCTACTTCTAACAGTGATAGTATTGTTACTACCATTGGTTGCAATGTTAATAGTTGTATCATTGAAACCTTGCTGTTGAGTAGTGATAGAGTTGTAATCACCAGTTGTATTCATTGTTAGCTTGTGACCGTTTGCACCTGCTGTATCAATTTGCTGACTATTGAATACGTTGCTGTTGCCTACTACAGTATTTGTTACAGTACCATTGCTACTCTTTAACTCGTTAGTAACTTGGTTAGAGTTGCCTGTAATTGTATTTGTACTGTTTATGTTATTACCAACGACAGTTTGAATAATAGTGTTGCTGTCGCCTGTGATAGTTTCAGTTACATTTGACTGAGTAGTATTTGTATTTGCATCACCCATTGTTAAGTTAGTTTGGTTGGTATTACCGCTAACTGTTGATGTGTATGTGTTTTGACTACCTTTAATGTTGTACTGTGCAGAGTTTGCATTACCAGTTTGTGTAATAGCAAGAGTGTTGCTACTACCAGTAATAGTACCATAGTTAGTAGTACCTGGCGCAACCGCAACCAAAGTGGTAACACCAGTATTGGCAACTGTAGTAGTGTTGGCTGTACCACCAACAGTATTTGTGCCACCTACTTGCTCAATAGTGATAGTGTTACTATTACCAACTTGTTCAATATATACGCTATTTGGTCCAGTGGCAGTACCAGTAGCATGTGCAACAAGGGATGATACTGCTATCGCTGTTGCAACCGCGCTTTTCATAAATTTACGGTTCATATTTTCAACATAGTTGGTTACATTTCCCAACTAAGCTCCCTGGGCTTTGCCCGTTATATAATATTTAAACTAACTCTTTCCAAAATTAACATACGCTGTTAAATTTTTTACATGTTAATATTTTTACAGTGTAAATTATTTTACAGTAACAGGCTTTTCTTCTACGAATGCCCAATGCCCTTTACGAGCACCTTCCTTGATAGTATTAACAACTGCGGCTTGTACTGCAACATCAACTGCTTTGTTGATACTTTCATTTATACTACCACCAAATTCGCCTTCTACTGCCTTGGTGCCTGCACCTAAAGGTGTGCCATCATCCATAAAACGTAGAACTGTAATCTTATCCATATAACTTAAAACAGTCTTAGTAACGGTGACTGTTGTTAAAATTTCCCCTGTGCTAACGCTAACTGTTCTTAATGTAACTGTTACTGTATCGCTTTGGTATTGTGTGCTAGCACCAATACCAAATAGTCGCATACCGTTGCCACCTGTAATAGTGTTGCTGTCATAGCCAACAATGCCACCTTCTACAATTACACCTGCAAATAACATTGGAGGCAACGGAGTAGCATCTTTGCCCTGATACTGTTCGCGCATGGAACGAATCATTTGGCGCTCTTTGATTAGGTTCTCTAAGCCAACACGTTCTACAACACGGAACCAGCGAGCATTGCCAACTTCCTGTAGAGATTTGATTAGATAGTTTTCTGCACCCTGTGTCACTGCTGAACTTAAACTGGCAATGTTTGGCAAGCTCTTACGCTGACCAGTCATATCTCTAAAGCCATATACGGCAATTGTAATTGGGCCACCTGCTGGAGGTGCTAATCGATTCTCGTCAGTTTTAAGATACTTGCTGTTTTCTACCACTGGAGCATCAAATTGATCACCTGTTAGCTTTTCACGAATGGCACTGCCAGTTGCACATCCACCTAATAAACTTACTACTGCCAAGGATACTAATAATCGTTTCATGTGCTATCCTTAAAATGCGAACGTGCCACTTGGCACCTTCATTGTTGTTGTTTGTGCAGGGTTGGTTAGGTTGGTGATTGTAATAATAATCATACCAGTATCGCTACCAGTACCCAACTTCCACTCAACTGAGTTGCCGGCTAAATCTGGGATACTACCGCACACTGCGCCGGCTGTTGCTACCGTGCAAGTTGGAGCATCAGTTGCACCAAATAAACTGTCTGTTAGTTGTTTGGCCAACTGTGCATAAATTCTGCTTTGTAGGTTTGCTACAAATTGAGCCTGTGGAGTGTTAGCGGCATCACGTTCTGCTTGTGCTTTTAATGCGTCAGCTTTGGCAACATTCTTTTCACGTTGCTGATCTTCTAACTGCTTTATTGTTAGAACGTGAGAACTATATCCGACGCCAGAAAAGGACGGACTGCTAAAGTTATGTGATAGTTCTGCGCTTACTACAATACTTGGAACAAGCATTGCTAAAATAACTAATTTTTTCATAGTAGAAACCCCATTATACCCTACTATTTAAAGTAAGGCCATGGTTTTATTAACTACTACTATTGTATATTATTTTAGTGCGCGAAGTGTAGAAGTCGTAGTCATTGCAGGCTTGTCTTTAGGTACGATCTTCTTAGGCTTGGGTGCGGCAACTACTTCCTCGCCGTCGCTAGGTACATCAGCCTCTTTAGCACCATTCTTAAGAATCTTAAATGTAAAGTTTCCTTTACCTTGTGTGCTCATGTATGCTTTACTAGCATCAAGTAAAACGCCTGTAACAGTTTCACTTGGATACACAGCATTAAAGCTGTCAATGCTGATTGTGTCCTTAGTTTCAGAACAATTTGTGTACATTTGTACCAGGGCAGAGTGGTTTAAAATGTCAGAAGCGGCTTTACCAAAGTTTGTATTTTCATTTACATAGTCAGCAACTTTATAAGCAATAGCACTAATCATGTGTTCCATTGGAATAATAACACGCATGTCACGTGCCTTACGTCCATTGTACAATGCTTCTAACTTTGTGTGACCTTGCCAATCAATTTGATCGTCGGGCCCGTACTTCTTTAATGTCATTGCAAATGTAGCATCTTCAGGACTAATCATCTTGTAGTCTACTGCTAACTTTAGCGGAGCACCAAAGTGACCTTTGGCATCAATGTCCTTTAAAATTTCAACAACTACCTTGTGCTTTTCAAGTAAAGCCGCGCCTTTAGGAGCAACTTTTAATTCGTTAATACTCTTAAGCAAGTTTACAACTGAAGCACTTGCGCCGCTTGCACCCTTACTTGATAACTTAATCTGCTTGCCTTGAGGATTAACGATTAGACTATCATACAAGCCACCTGTTACGCTGTTGTTAAAGCTAATAGTACAGTCGTTGTATCCACCCTTGCCAAAGAAAATCTCAGCGGCTTCGCCTGCGTTACCTTTGATAGGCTTGTCCATTAACAGTGCCAATGGTTGTAGCATTTCGCAGAAATAATCGCGGAACGCTGTCATGTTCATGTTGCCCTTAGGGAATGTAATAGGAAACTTGTTGGCAGTTAAGAATGCATTAAGCGCAACAACTTCGTTGCTGCCTTGTCCAAATTTGGCAATGATTTGGCGCGAGATAGAATCTACATCATTGTTTTGGAACTGTGTTAGTACTTCACTTGGCTTGTAGCCAGTGTTTTCTTTTTGTCCTGCTTTGCTTTGGTACTTAAAGCCGCCAGGAATATCATTGTGTTGCCAATCGTTTTGGATACGGTTAGCAGAGATTGTTTTGTAGTAGCGACCTAAGTAGTACGCTTTCTTGTCAGCATCGGTAAACGTAGCAATGGCAAATGCCAATGTACCAGAGTTTGACTTGTTGGTCCAATGAATATTCTTGCCCTTTGTTTGAGCGTCAATTTCTGCTTGCATTTCTTCAGCAGAAGTAAATTGCCCACGCTCAGGAAAGAAGTCTAAACTTTGAAATGTAATAACATCGCCTTGGGGATTTTTAAATTGCTCGCCAGGAATTCGAGCAGCCAAGCCGCGTCCCTCAATCAATACTTCAATTCTAGTTTCAAATATATGACGTAATAACATTTTAAATTTCAACCCCGTCACGACCCAAAGTTTCTCTAGCATCTGCTATTAACGCTTCGCGCTCGGGATTATTTTCTAGTGCTTTAAGTACTGCTTCTACGCTGGTTAAACTAGTACGATCAAAACCATGACCAAATAGCAGTGTAGCAATGTGATCTGGATCATCGCCGTTATCAACTAACTTCTTAGTTGCACGATCGATAAGACCAACAGTTGGATTCCATGTAAAGCCTTTTACTTTAGCAATGCTACTTAGCAAGATTTGTTTGTGGGCACCGCGGTACTTACTGTGTGGATCAGAAGCCATTGCAAACTTTGCAAACTCTAAATTTGGTACAAACATAAAGTCAGTTTGCACATAACCACGTTCTGGGCTACCACCAATTGGTGTTTTAAAGTGTACGCTGATACCAGACTTTCTGATAAATGCTTTTGAATCTTCACCGTGTTGCGAGCACCATGCACTTAGCTTGGCAACCAATTCTTCTTTGGTAACGCCTGGAGGGATACCAATGTCCAAGTCACCACTTGTAGGAGTCTTACCAGTGGTACCTAATGCGTGTTCAAAATGTGGAATGCCTGTAATTTTTTCAAGAAAGCGGATAGTTGGTTCTACATCAGCTTGGTTAATACGCTGTGTTAGTTCTTCGCCTTCTGCACTCTTGAAAACATTACCGCCTTCAACGATAATAGTGTTGTCACCGTGATAAAACTCCACGACTGTATTTGTTTCCGTGTTAACACGGGCCCAACGTCCGTTTACTTGACGTAGGGATTCATATACAGTAACTCGTGGAGTAATATCAGATAAGAACATTATTATGCCTTAGGAGCTTTTTTAGCACGTGGCTTCTTTTCAGCGGCTGGCTTTTTAGCACGTGGCTTCTTGGCTGCTACAACTGGAACTGTAGCATCTGCAACTGGCACAACTTCAACAGCGCCTGCCCCTTCAACAACTACTACTGTTGCTGGTGGCTCGCCTAATGCAGTAACAGTTGGCGCTTCAACTTTGTACGGCGCTTCTGCGGCCGGTGCGCTACCAAAACCAAATAGCTTCTTTAAAAATGATAACATTTCTTTTCCTTTATCGTTGGTTGAGGAATCATCTACAACCGTGTATTATATTTAGTTTTTTGGCTGAACTTATGCTAGTTCAAAATAACCATTATTTCATGGCAACTTGCATGTAATTAGCAAAGTTATCCTTGCGTTGTTCTAGACCACGTAAGCCTGGATTGACTTGTTTTGTAACACCAACTGTATCTTTAAAGTTATCTACGTTTGGTTGCACACGATGCTTCCAAAACCAAACTGATACTTGAGCCGCAATTTCTGGCTTTTCAAGTAGCTCTGGATGCTTTTCTAACGGGAGTCCAAGTTCTTCGCCGGCTTGTTTATAATTCCAACGGCCTGTGATTTGAATAAAGCCACGGCCTTTGTATTTTGCTCCATCACCGACATGCTTGTTGCCTAATGCTTTAGCTTTCTTAGGAGCATACTTTGGATCATACTTACGGAAGTCTAAGCTGCCTCCAAACTCTGTTAGTCGTTTAAAGTCTAATGTTTCATGAGCACATTGAGCCATAAATGCCGCAAGTTCAGAACCTTGCAAGCCCGATGCTTTTGCAACTTTTAATAACACACTTTCCAATGGATTACCTGTAATAGGCTGTACGTTGAGCTTTTTAGGTGCTTCGGGTTTTGGCTCTGCTTTTACAGAAGCTGGAGCACTTGGTGCAGACTTAGCTTGTGCAAATGTTTTTGGTGCTTCTGCTTTTTTAATTGCTGGCGCTTGTGCCACTGCGGCAGTTGGCTCTTTGAAGTAATCCTGTGCGGCTTGCTTGGCCATCATGCCACCCATACCACCTGCGGCAATACCACCAGCAACAGCCAAGTTGGTAATTGTATCTTTCCAACCTTCTTCTAGGCCATCCTCAAATAGAGGTCCTGTAATAATGTTAGTTGCCTTTTCGGCTTGCAAGCCACGTACCAGGGCCGCACGGAATTCTGGAGTAATGTCTCGAGCACGATATCCACCACGAGGCAAAATATGTACTTCAATTGGGGCATCGCCTTCTAGCTTTTTAATAGCTGTCATACGATTACGACCTTCGTGCCCTACTACTTGTGCAGTCTTGGAAAAGTCACCATCATCCCATTCTTGCGGAATTTTAATTTCTAAGAAAGGAGCACCAATAGCACCACCATCAGCAATGTACTTTTCTAATTCGGGACTATGTTCTTGGCCAAGCGGCGCAGCCAAGCGTAGGAATGTGCTAGGACGCATCATAACTCGCAGACCAAAGTAGTCTATGTCTTGGTTATAAGGGACTGCTCCTGCACCGTCTTTGTTGTCAATTTTGACTTCAGCTAATAGTTCACGTAAACGCATCAGATATTTAGCTAATCGACGTTTATGGTAACTACTTGCCTTTGATCATTTTCCAGACACTATATGCAACAACTGACCCCATCAAGCACAATATTGCTAGACTAATTGGCCGTGTAACAAACGGAGTAAAGTCTCCACTGGTAATTGCAAGCTGTCGCCTAAAGTATTCTTCGAACATTGGACCTAACACTAGTCCTAACATCAATGGAGCAGGCTCTAAGTCTAATACGTTAAACACATAGCCAAGAAATCCAAACAGACCTATTAGCATTACTTCATTGGCATTGTTGTTTACGCTATACGCACCTATGCAACATATTGCAATGATAACAGGGTACAAGATGTGATACGGTATGCGAACAATTTGTACCCAAAGTCGAACCAGTGGTACATTTAAAATTAGCAACATGATATTGCCAATAAGCATACTAACAACCAGTCCCCAAAATAGCGCAGGCTGTTTGTCTAACATACCAGGTCCGGGCTGAACACCATTCATAACAAGTGCGCCTAGCATCAGTGCCATGACAGCGTTCTCAGGTAGGCCGAAACTTAACAAGGGAATAAAGCCAGTTTGACTCGCGGCATTGTTAGCGGCTTCTGGAGCCGCAACACCTTCAATGGCACCTTTACCAAACTCGTCTTTATGCTTGCTTACTTTTTTATCAAGTGCATAAGCGGCATATGAACTAATAGCCGCACTGCCTCCTGGTATCAGTCCAAAGAAACTGCCAACCATGCCACCCCTTATACTAGCAGGAATGATTCGCTTAAATTGTTCCCACGTTGGAAACAGAGCAATACTTCCCGAGTACGCTTTCATTTCTGTATTGGATGCAATGTTCTTTGCAATCTCGCCAATAGCAAAGATACCAATTGCAATAGTAACAAAGCCAATGCCATCTTCTAGATCAATAATGCCAAATGTATATCTGGATTGTCCTGTTGATAAGTCTGTTCCAACAAATCCAATTAAGATCCCTACCAGTGCCATTCCAATGCCACGAACTAAATCACCTGTAGTGAGAATACCTACGGTAACAAATCCAAATGCCATCAGCATACAATACTCAGCTGGTCCAAATAAAAATGCTAGCTTACTTAATGGAGGACTAAACACGGCAATTAACATGGTAGCTAAACAACCAGCAATGAAGCTGGCAAAGCCTGCTGTAAAGATTGCAACACCAGCTTGCCCACGTTTGGTCATTTCGTGGCCATCAACGCAAGTCATGACACTAGATGCTTCTCCGGGAGTGTTAAGCAAAATGCTTGTGGTACTGCCGCCGTACTGACTACCATAGTAAATGCCTGCCAGCATGATAATGCTTGGGATAGGACCCAATGCATAGGTCATTGGCAACAACATGCTAATAGTTGCAGTGGGCCCAAGGCCAGGCAGTACGCCGATTAGTGTTCCTATCAACGCACCCAACAAACAGTATGCTAGGTTAGTAAATGACCCAGCAACTGACAGGCCCAACAGTAGATTGTCTATAATGATATTGTACTCCTTAATGCTAGTTTAAAAATTATCAATAGTCCAACTACAACTAGATACGAAACAACAAAACTTTTTACAGTAAAGTTCTTGTGCAGGATTGCAGTTGTTAGCATCAACAATAAAATTGCCAGTATTGCACCAATCTTCTCTAATAAAAATCCAAAAGCTACAATTGCCAAAAGAACTATTGCAGGCTGTTTGATGTTGATCTGAACAGCTTCTCCGGGACTGCGAACACCACGAATCAATTGCAACACACCAATACCAATCAGCATGGCACTAATAGTCAATGGCAAAAATCCAGGACCCATATCAGCAGGTGTTCCATATTCAAGTGACCAACCAGACACATAGAAGAATAAGCCTACTGCTATAAAGAGTAGGCCTGTAAAAAAGTTTTTCTGGCTTTTAATCATCGCCCTCGTTGAGCTTCGTTAATTGTTGCGTCAAATTTAGTTAGTAGTACCTCCACTGTGGCAATACTGTCTGCATAAAACTTTTCGGCGCCGATCTTACTAAACAACGGAGGACTCATCCCACTAAGCTGATTAATTTCTGCTTCGCCTACTCGAGTTGTTGCATCATTTAAGATTTTAGAAATGCGTTCTCGTTTGGCAACAGGCATAGCTTTGTTGGCAATGGTAATGTTAAAAATATACGGAGCATCAATGCCTTGCTCTTTTAATGTCTTTACTGTTGGAACACCTGCTAAACGCTTGGGGCAACTTGCGGCCAAGATTTGTAAGTTGGGGTTGGCAGTTTTAAAAGTCTCGTAGCTTTCAATGCGGTCAATAACAAAATTTACACCATTGTTGCCAGCCATGTTAACAAGTGCATCGTTGTTTGATTTGAACACGATGTACTTGACACGGAATCCAAACTTCTCGCCAGCAAGCAAACCTGTCAAGTGTGCGGCATTCCCAATACCAACACCACCAACGATGATTTCTTTCTCTCCACGTAAACTAGCAATACCTCCAGCTTCATTTCCTTTGTTGGAAATTACTGCCCAGCAAGCATCGCCTAGTGCATGAACGGGAACGTAGTCTGTACGATTCAACTTGCCATTGGATGTATTCTCAACATAAGCTGGAGCAATGATAGCCAGTCGGTTAGTTGGACTAGTATCCATTTGCTTGACTGCAATAACTTGATTGCCACCGGGCTTGTAATCCATTACAAATTCAAACTCATTTTGCAATGCATTAGCTTCTTTTAAGATGCGAAGCGTTGCTGGAGTAGCACTATGACTAGGGCTGTATGGATTTACGATAGTAATCGTCTCGGTAGCATGAGATGAAAAGCCAATGGCTAAGAATGCTGTGGCTAAAAGGGTTTTGATTTTGTTTGACATGCAATTATGTATGGTAGTATCACTAACATACTATACCACTTCCGTGCTACCTTAGCAACTTTATTTGCCGTTAATGGATTTCATCTTCTCACGTTTTTCGTGTGTATCTCTGCAATCAACGCAACAGAATGTAAACTCCGTTGGTTCCTCGCATTCAATGCAAAAGCCTGTGCGAATTGGTACAAACTCTTTTGCTGTTGCTCGTCGCAATTCTTCTTGCGCTTCCATTGCTTCTTGTGCATCGTCGATAATATCTGCCATGTTGTTTCCTTAAAACTATTTGTAATTATGCGTTAGGGTTTGATTTCAGTGATTTCGTACTCATTTTCGTCAAAATATGTCACTGAGTACTTGTTATCACCGTACTTGTACTTGTCTGTCCAAAATCGTTGATTGTTTGAGCTATCGTATGGAGTGATGAGCTTTAGTATAAGCATCATTTCTTCTTTCTCTTGCCCTTCTAATGTACGTTCATTTGGACGTATAATGCCTGCACGAACCAAGAAGTCATATGCTTCCTCTTTGGTTTTAGAGTCCATTAGTCAGTACCCACATAAACACATCAGGTCCGTCTAGGATGACCATATCGCTTGCATACTTTAAACGCTTGGAGCGATACTTACCGCCAACCTTTTCAACTTCGACCATCTTGGGAGTAAAGCGAAGAACCTGAGCAATGTAAAGGCCATTGTCGGCAACTGCAACATACTGGCCTTCTTTGAACTCTCGTCCCATTAAGTCATAGTGTAGCTCAGTTGGCTTTACACTTTTGATAGGCTTTTTAACTACAGTCATTGCATACTTCCAAAACTGCCAGGCTTGCTAGCATTGGGATTTTCACACTTTACACCTTTGCCAAACTCATCTAGAATTTGACGCGAGTTGCCACGTTGATCAATGATAAACTTGTAGTTTTCAATGCAACGGCTTTCGGTCATACCCATAGCACCATATGTAATGTTGCTAGTGTTTGCCCCTCCGACAAGCACAGGGATGGCAACCATGATTACGATTGCCGCAATAACGCATAGGATCATGATCTCAATCAGTGTCATTCCACGTTGTTTCATTTTATTCTCCAGAAAGGTGTGCCACGTACAAGTTGAGGAATAGGAATTAACACAGGGATTAGCAATACCAGAATCCAAATCATTTGTAAGTACTCGGGCTCAATGAACCTATCTACAAAGATGTCGTACATGCCAACAACAAAGTAGATAAGCCCAGTGACAAACATGTATTCGCCAGGGCTTATCGGTAACTTCATATTACTTGGGCATCATCAATGCGTTGAAGTTAGCAGGTACAACAATGGTCTGCACCTTGCCGTTCTTGATACCTTCGGAGATGTTCATCATGGCCTGTGCTTGCATATAAGCAATTGATTGAGCACCTTGGTTACTTAGAGCCTGCATACGCTCTGCTTCCATCTTGGCAGTCTTAACTTCAACTTCCTTTTGCTTGAGTTCGTTTTTGGCACGAACCAAATCGTTAGCACTAGCAACAACTGAGTCAGCTGGCACAACATTACGGATCAGCACTTGTCCAACAACCAAACTACCATCTAGCTTTTCATCAGCAAGACTCTTTTGGATTTGCTCTTTGATAGCGGCTTCCATTGCTTGACGATTGTCTGCCATGTCTAGAGCTTCGTACTTACGTGCTTCTTTGTAGATAGCATTACGTGCGGCTTGGGTGATGTAGTTGTACATCAAGTAAATGTCGCCATTGTGACGAGCATGGAACGCTTGGCTCTTGGTAGAGTAAAGCTCTGCTACTTGCGATTGATTGATGTTATAGAT